TTCCGTCTTGCTCGATTCCACGCGCGACAGGATGTAGCTGACGGCCCGCGATACCAGTTCAGGGATCTTCAACTCGGCCTTGATGCTGATGCGTGCAGCGGCGATCTTGCTATCCGAGTTCTCGCGGCTCAGCTCGCCGGACATTTCCACAGAGGCGAAGCGGCTATCGGCCGGTGCGTAATAGCCAAACACGTCGAGCGGGAATTCGCAGGCATGGAATCCGCGTTCGCACGCCTCGATCTTTCCGTCGATCTCGAACGTCTCACCGACCGCATACTGCACGCGCTGGCCACCACTGGGATGGCATACGAAGTCCTTGTTGAAGCCCTTGTAGGCTGTTACGACGCACTCACCTTGCTCGACGGCAACCTTCTCAATTTGCTGATTCGCTGCGGTGTCTTCCATCTGCATCTCCATCGGTCTTGGCTCTGCGTGTGCAGTGCCGATGGAGAAAACTATACACCAATGAATAGATAAATCAATACGCAAATGAATAGTTCGGGACCCAACTTCGGAGGGGCAGGGCGGCGGGCGCCTAGCCCATGGGTTTCCTGTCTACTTTGTTGCGATGGCGCTGGCCTGGGCAGCGATGGCGAGTTTCCGGATAGTGTCGCCCAAGAGTTCCATAGCCTGGTCCCGGATATGAGGGAAGGCGGTAACGAGACGCACCAATAGGTCCAGTATGGACCGAACTACGAGGAGAGGGTCATCCGCATACAGCCCTCCGATGTTGGCCTGATAGGAGCCCCCGTAACCGTGCTGAAACGTGATGCGGTCTTCAGCCGGGTCGTCGTCCGGCGGGCGCGCCCGTACCTGCTGTCTCACCGTCCGCCCCTTCCGGAAGGCTGACATCTGAATGATGTTGTCCATGACCCCTGCTCTCTTTTTTATGGGCAAGAGTCGGTCTTGCCTTTCAGGCAGATTACGGGGAGGGCTGATACTAGGGCACCCCCCCGCGGTTGGGAGGCAGATGGCTCTGTCGCCAAGCGGCAGAGGTACCGCTACAGATGCAAAAGCCCGCCTTGCGGGCGGGCCTTGCTGCCGTTCGGTTCGAGGCTAGAAGCCGTAGTTGCGGCGCTGCTGGCCCGGCTGGCTGGGCGGTTGCCCATAGGACTGGTTGTACTGCGGCGGGTTACTGTACTCGTCCTTCTGGTGCCCACGCTGGCCCGTGTAGGGATTTACCCCACCATACTGGTTGTTCTCGGCATTGTAGTTGTTGGAGCGCAACTGATCGGGGTTGGACCGCATGTGACCCTCGCGGTAGTTGCCGTTTTTGTCGATGGAGGGGCGGACGTAGGTTTGGGCGCTCGCGCTAGTGGCACAAACAAGTAGCGCGGCGAGAATGGCGGCTGTTCTCATTTTGTATCCTATGTCACCAAGAATCGGTAGATACCGTAGATAAGGAAACCCATTGCGATATATGTGCCGAACGGAACGAAGCCTATAACCAGTAACGCAATGACTAGCGCGAAAATATGCCAAACGCCCAAGGCAGCAGCAACGCCTTCGGTCACGGCTCCCAGAACGAAGATGCCAAAAATCATAGTCCCAATAAGCATTGGGAGCCCGCTAGCTGATGCTGATCTGGCTAGCTCTTGGAATTTCTTGACCTTCCCGAACTGCATGTCCGCCCCCGGTATTTATTTTCTCTAGGTCCAATCAGCTAACTGGCCGCCTGCTGGGCGACACATTTGAAAGTCAATTCGGATTCAAGCGGGGTCCAGCCCCGCGCACCGTGGGTCTTCATATCGACCTGCTCCATCTGCTTTCCCTGTTCCTTGCAATAGGCATCGGCGCGCCGAAGGCTGCTCGCTTTGATCTCTTGCCAGGAATCGACGCCGCCCATGTGTCGGGTGCCAACGGTGTAGTTGCCGTTCCCGGCCGGACTGACATCCGAAACAGTGGTGCAGCCGGCGAGAACCATGCCGATCGCCGCTACCCCCAAGATTCTTGCTCTCATTTTTTGACCCCGTTACAGATCATGAGAAGGTAGCGCGATAAGCCTTTGTTTGGCTCCCCGCCAAAGTGGGGCTACTTTGTCTTGCGGTTGCGGCCTTCCTTGGGTTCGGGATGGAGGCCGCTGATCTGGATGCCCCTTTTCTTGCGAGCAAACACAGGCTGATCTTCATCGCCAACTCCCTCGTCGGGAGGGCTGCTGCGCAGATCTTGAAGTAGGCCAAGAGCCTTGGACAGCGCGCTGTCGGATAACCCAGCAAGGATGGCGGTGGCCTGGGCGATCTGCATTTCGCGGAGGACGCTGGCACGCTCCGTAATCTCATCGGCCGCCGGCGCCGCCAGATGCACTACCGCGGAAGATTCCCCTGTGTACTGAACGGGATCATCCGGGCCATCTGCTAGCCAGGTAGTAGTAACCCCTAGAGCGGCGGCCAGCTTCTTCACCGTGGACAGTTCCGGTGTGTCTGTCCTGCCCTTCAATACGCGAGCGATAGTTGGCTGCGGTACGCCGGATAGGCGGCTCAAGGCGCTCTGACCCTTGATCTTGCGCTCGCTCATCATCCGGTCGATTCGTGTTGCGATTCCCATGCGTGAGATATACGTGCGCGTATAGATGGGCGTCAAATCTCTATTCATGTGTGCATTGACAATCTATTCATTCGTGTATAGATTTGCAGGCATGGACAAAACACATCAAGCCAAGCTCGCCGAGATCAAGGCGCGAACGGACCTCAGCGAAGTCGCCTTGGCCCGCAAGCTTGGCGTCTCCCAGCCGACGGTGAATCGCATCCTCAAGGGTCAAGCCGACTGCAAGGGGAGCACGTTGGTCGCCATTGACCAGTTGCATGCCAGCGTGTTCGGTGTAGGCGCCAAAACCGGCGCTAGCCCGGCGGTCGCCGAGGCGTCGTGATCAGGGCTTGCGCGATGGCCCGGCCACCGATCCCCCAAGCACCTGCGCAAGGTTCTGCAGGTCCGCAAGCAACTGCTGCGTGGACCGAATGCATGCCTCAACCGCAGCTCGCTGATCGAAGGCCGGGCTGCCTTGTTCGTAAGGCTCTCCAATCCCATTCGCCAGCCACTCGGCTGACACGCCAAGGGCTCGTGCAATCGCAGTTGTGTGCTTGCTTCCCTTCGCATTGCGGTCAGGGCTGCATAGGTGCTGGATGGACTGCGGACGAATGCCGACCCGCGACGCAAGCGCGCGACCGGAGGTTGGCGGCTGCGTCCGCGCCATTGCCCAACGGAGCCGTTCGCCAAAGGTGTACATGCGCCCGAGTTTGTCACCGGACCTATGCAGGTTTGTCTGCTTTTTCGTATCAGACGGCTCTGTCGCTTGCGACGGGCCGGCGCCGTACCCCGCCGCGAGGTTGACCCGCTCGCGGCTTCCTCCCCGCGTCTTGGCGCGGGGGCTTTTTATACCCGTTGCTCGATAGCCAGATGACCCCGATCCAGATTCCAGCGAATGCAGCACCGCGGACTGCGAGGCAGATGGCCTTCGAGCTTGCGCAAGGGCTGTCCGCCATGTGCGGCCGGCACCAAGCAGGGCAGGGAGGTCAGGCGCCATTTACAGCGCGCCGGCCTGTAGTAGTTCGAGGTGTTCGCCGACTTCCGCGAGCGCTTCGGCAGTTTCGTCCAGCAGCATCGCGTGCTCAGCCGGATGCAGATTTCCTTCGTGGACGGACTCGCGCATGGATTCCAGGTGCTCCCGCACAAGGCGGGGCGCGTCATCACCATGCCGGTCCGAGTAGAGACGCAGCACGAGCTGCCGCACGAGGAAAAGTTGCAGCCGCAGGTTTCGATCTTCGAGATCGCGCGCGCTCAGTGGCATGGCCTTTTGGCTCGCTGCGTGCTGCTGTTCCATCCACTACTCCTTTTTGATGATCCGGGGATCAGATGCACGAACTTGACGAGATGCTTATGGCCCGAGCCCCCTACACGCATCCACTTGGAAAGCTGACGCATGAGTCGAGAACGCTTCTGCCGGAGTGCGTCGGCGAAAAGCTCGTGACCACAGCCGCAGCCCTAGGCATGACCGAGGCGGAATTGACCCGCGACATCCTTTGCCAGTGGGGCTTCGGTGACCTCATGGACAAGATAGCGCAGGAACGGCGCCGAATCACTGCGGTGAAACCGGCAGGAATCGGCGGCCAAGAAAAGTAAGGCGCCGCGAGGCACGCAAAAACACCACGGCGCCGGGCGCGCCACTATATCCGGGGGCGGAAAGAATGGAACAGATCAGGTCGCGAGCAGCGATTCGGGAAGAGGGTGCGCAGGCTGCGCGCGAGGGCAAGTCGTTCGATGCATGCCCGTCGATATACGGCGAGGAGGCAGCCCTCGAATGGAAGGCGGGCTACCTGCATGCGCAGACGCAGGTCGGTGGCGACGAGTTCAGGACACGGCAGGGCCGGCAACTGGCTGCGATGCTCGAGCGGGCCGGCGGGGTGGCGGCATGAAGGTCTATATCGCCGGCCCGATGACGGGCATTCCGAACCTGAATTTTCCCGCCTTTCACGAGGCTGCCAGCCGACTGCGCGCAGAAGGGCACCACGTCGTGAATCCGGCCGAAATCAATGCCGACCCCAGTGCGGGATGGCTCGAATGCATGCGCGCTGACATCCGTGAAATGGTCACGTGCGAGGCGATCTTTCTTCTCCCTGGCTGGGAGTTGTCGCGGGGTGCGACGCTGGAGCGCCATATCGCGGAGCGATTGGGCTTCGTCATTCTGGCCGCCGATGAGGTGGCAGCGTGACGCTACTTTGGATCAAACCGATCAAACGGATTGGCTTCACACATCAGCGGACCTGGTCCATTAGGGCGGCAGACACGGTGCGTCCAACGGTCAAAAAAGAAGACCCCTCCACTGTTTGGCTGGATGGCCTCGTAGCGGAAGAAATGAGCAACAGCGACCAGCGCAAGCATGATGACAACGGCGATAGCTATTCCGACTCGCATGTCCGACCCTCCTTTTTCGGAGGAATCGTAGCATGCTGACCAACCACTGCTACCAAGGCGACTGCCGCGCCGTCATGCGAGAGTGGCCGGCTGCCCTCGCGGATGCGTGCATCACCGACCCACCTTATGGTGACACGAGCCTGGAATGGGATCGCCGCTGCGATGGTTGGGTAGCTGAGGTCGCTCGCGTGCTTAAGCCTTCGGCATGCATCTGGGTGTTCGGAAGTATGCGTTTCATTGCCACACTGTTCGCCGATATGGAGGCCGCAGGCTTTCGCTATGGCCAGGACATTGTCTGGCAAAAACAGAACGGAACCGGCTTCCATAACGACCGATTCCGACGCGTGCACGAGCATGCCATCCAGTTTTACCGCGGCGCGTGGGCCGACTTGTACCGTGATGTGCAGCACACGATGGATGCGCGGGCAAAGGTAGTGCGGAAACAAGCAACGCCGGCGCGCTGGCATGGAGTCACCGGGGCGACGACTTATGTGTCCGAGGAGGGTGGCCCTCGGATCATGCGCAGCGTTATCGATGTTGCCAACGAGCACGGCCGCGCACTGCATCCGACGCAGAAGCCGCTCGGAATTCTCGCTCCGCTGATCTCCTACTCAGTGCCGAGGGGTGGCCTCGTAGTGGATCCATTTATGGGCAGTGGTTCCACCGGCATTGCAGCTGAGATGCTAGGCCGCTGCTGGCTGGGTGCCGAGCTGAACCCCGAATACATCGCGCTGCAGTCCGAGCGCATGCGGCAGCCTGGGCTGGTGTTGGAGGTAGAGCCATGCTGACTCGTCGCACACCCCTCAAGGCCGGCGCGCCTCTCCAACGTCGCACGCCGCTGCGCTCCACGACCTGGCTGAAGCAGACCGCCGGCTTGGTGCCAAGCCCCTTCAAGAAGAAGTCCCGCAAGAAGCCGCGCAAGGCGGAGCGGGACTATCTCGGGCACGTGGTCTCCCTCGGTTGCGCCGTCTGCCGACGGCTGGGCCTGGGTGCCACGCCAGCGGAGGTACATCACCCGCGCAAGGGCACTGGCATGGCCCAGCGTGCGCCCCACCGCGACGCGATTCCGCTTTGCACCGAACACCACCGCGGCGACACCGGGGTGCATGGGCTCGGCGTGAAGCGCTTTGCCTTGGTCTACGGATTCGATGAGGCCGACTTGACGGCGGAGACGCAAACGCTGCTCGTGGCCTATCTGCCGCCATCGGAGTCCGAAAGGCAATGAGGCGCCCTTCTTTCCAGTTCTACCCAGGCGACTGGCAGTCCAACACGAACCTGCGCCGCTGCAACCATGCTGAGAAGGGCGTATGGCTCGACGTCATGTGCCTGCTCCATGACTCTGAAGAATACGGCGTGCTGCGTTGGACCTTGAAGGAAATTGCCCAAGCTGTTGGCTGCCGATTGGTCGACCTGAAGGCGCTTTTGACAAAGGGCGTGCTGAAGGGCGCGGACGTCGGTGCCTCGTGCGAGGCATTCATCTATACCCCCAGATCGGGCCGCAAGAATGGCGATCCGGTGACGCTCATTGCCGCGCAAGAGGGCCCTGTCTGGTACTCGTCGCGCATGGTCCGCGATGAATACGTGCGCACCATTCGCGGTGAATCCTCCCGCTTTGGTGATGGCAATGATGATGCATCGAAGGGGCGCCAAATCAAAGGCAATGGTGAGCCACCAAAGGGCGCACCTAACCCCCCCTTTGGTGACGGCTCTTCTACTGCATCTGCATCTTCACCTTCGGGAACTACTCCCGTTCCTGACGGAACGGACGCTGGCGCGTCGCCAGCAATGCCTGCCGGGTTGGATGCGAAGGACGCGATTTTTCAGGTCGCCGTTCCGTGGATGGTTGAGCGAGGCGTACCGGACAAGAGCGCCCGGTCTCTGCTGGGCGGAGCGATGAAGCAGTTCGGGGACGATGGCGCGTGGGACCTAGCACAGCGCCTCATGCGGGAGCGGCCGATGGAGCCAGCGGCATGGCTAGCCGGGGCAATCAACAAGAGCATGGGCAAGGGAGCGAGTAAGCATGGAAACTTCAGCAAGCAGGACTATCGCGCGGGCGTTAGTGAAGATGGCGCCTTCTGAGTGGCTTCGCAACCGGGCGACCGAGTTGCGCAAGTGCGACGAGCACGGTGAGTACACGGCTATGCAGACGCCGGTGAAGTCATGGACGATCTGCCCGAGGTGCCTTGAGGTTGCGGACAAGCAGGGCGATGCGCAACGTAGGGTCGAGATCGCGCGCGAATGGGCGGAACGCCGCACGCAGCAACTACTGGGGCGGGCAGCCATTCCGGCTCGCTTCGAGGATCGTCGTCTGGCGAATTACGCGCCGACCTGCGAGCAGGCATGGCGTGCCCTGGCCGTGGCCAAGGAGTACGCGGACAACTTCGAGGTCAAACTTGAAGGCGGATGCGGCCTGATTCTTTGTGGCGGCGTCGGTACCGGCAAGACTCATCTTGCCGTCGGCATTGCGCACGAAATCATGATGCGCGGTTTGTCGCCGGTCTTCACTTCGGTGATGGGGGCTGTGCGTGCAGTCAAGGAGACCTACGGCCGTGACTCGGCGATGACCGAGCGGGACGCCATCCGCACCTTCATCAAGCCGGATCTGCTGATCCTTGATGAAGTGGGTGTCCAGTTCGGCAGCGACACGGAAAAGCTGATCCTCTTCGAGATCATCAACGGCCGGTATGAGGAGGTGAAGCCAACAATCGTTATCAGCAACTTGGCCAAGGAAGCGCTGGCCCAGTTCCTCGGCGAGCGCTCATTCGACCGGCTACGCGAGGGCGGCGGCCGCCTGGTTGTTTTCGACTGGCCCAGTTACCGGAGGCAGGCATGAGCGCAGTTTCCTTTGTGGGTACGGACGCCGTAACGCGCGAGATGCTGCTCGGGCCTGAGTTTCGGAACATCGAGGTGATCGACTTCGATTGCCCGCACGGCATCGTTATCGTCCGGATCATCATCAACCTAAAAGTGGTGGTCCTCTACGGTGATCCTCAAGAAGCGCTTCTGAATTACCTGCGGGTCTCCACTGGGCCGACCGAGCTGGGGCGCGCATGACCGTCACCTGTATCACCTGCGCCCATTTCACCATGAAGCCCCGCAAAGGCCCTGCGGTAGCCCATCTCACAGCAAGCGACATCGTGCATGCCAAGGTGGGCATGGGTAGATGCGAACTGGAGACGCTGACATTGAGGTGGACTGCAGCAGAAACCGAACTGGAGTGCGGCAAGCACGTTGCCGTGACCGAAGAACAGGCGGCGGCGCGCCGCGAATGGATCAGGAGCAAGGCATGACCTGGACGCATGACGGCCTAGCCGAGGACCTGGCTGCGCATCTCCGCAGCAACACCGACCGCATGGTCTGGACGGACATGCAGCTCGGGGCCATGCACAGCAGCCGGCCGGATGTCTATGCGCTGCCGAAGAGTTACAGCCGCTTCCAGCCCATTGCTTACGAGTGCAAGGTGTCGATGTCCGATTTTCGCTCGGATGTGACCAAGGGCAAGTACACCGACTATCTCGCGTTTGCCAGTGGAGTGGTGTTTGCATGCCCGGCCGGCCTGCTCAAGAAAGAGGATGTCCCACACGGGGCGGGGTTGATGGTTCGAGGCCCCGATGGGTGGCGGTCGCTCAAGAAGCCGGCATTGACCAAATGCGACACGCTGCCGCGCGATGCGTGGATGAAGTTGCTGATCGATGGCGCACGCCGTGACATCCAGCGGCAGGAACTGCAAAAGGATCGCGCGTGGCGGTCGCTCAACGAGTATCAGACGCTACAAAAAATCCGCGCCGAGTTTGGGGCAGTGGTTGCGGCTGCGATCAGCGACCACCGAAACGGGACCACTCATCGGCTGGCCAGCCTCAAGGTCGAGATCATGAAGCAGACGGCGATGCTGGAGGCCGACTTAGCGCACATCGAGGAAAAGCGCCGAGCAGCGCGCAAGCGAGTTGACGATCAATGTTCGGAGCTGCTGTCCGCACTTGCCGCAGTCGTTGGCATGGAGCCGGATGCTGGTCGGGTGTACGAGATGGGCGCGCGCCTGCGGGACATGATTGCGCTGGCACAAGCTGATACCACGGTGAAGGAACTGCGCAGGATCATCCGTGGGATGCAGCTCAGTTTCAATCAATTTCGAGAAACTGAGGCGATCATCGATGCGACGCAAGTCGGCGAGAAGGCGGCTGCATGAGCGACATCCGCCAACTACCGGTTCAAGGAGTGGCGGCTCGGCCGGCCCCCAAAAAGATCGTCCGCCCCTGCGAGTACGGAATGTACAACGCAGTCAAGGACATGGAGACGCAGATGGGCAGCGTCGAAGCATACAACCGCCTCTGCGAATGGGCTGCGCACCTGAAAGCCAAGATCGATGCTGGAGAAGCCGTCCAGCAGCACGCCATGTGGGCGACCGATCCGAAGTTCATCTATCCCGCTGATGGGCTGCAGCCATGAGCAAGAAACCACGATGGACTCTCGATGGTTATCTAGCCGCACATCGTGCGATCTGGTCCGCGCCTACGGCGCCATCTAAGGCTGATCGCGCGGCGGCTGTCGTGAGGCGCACCCAGGCACTGGGCCGGCTCAAGACCGGCCAGATGAACAAGGGTGAGGCCCGCTACGCCGTCTACCTGGACGAGCAAAAGCTAGCTGGCGCGGTGCTGTGGTGGAAGTTCGAGGCCGTGAAGTTGATGATCGCGCCGAACACCTCGATCACCGTGGACTTCGCGGTGATGCTTGCCTCGGGCGTGATCGAGCTGCGGGACTACAAGGGCGCGAAGGCGATGGTCACGGACGATGCGCGCGCCAAGATGAAGGTGGCTGCCGCGCAGTTCCCGTTCGTCTTCAAGTTCATCTACCCCGCTGGGAAGGTTGGATCCGGATGGCTCGAGGAGGAAATCTGATGGATGACGTCATGAATGCATTTGTGCTGGCCGTTGTGATCGCGATGGTGGCGATCACGGTGGGGTTCGCGCGATGAAGTGTGCGAACTGCGGTGGCGCCAACCACACGGCGCCGAATTGCCCTTGGACCCGCTGCGTGCGGATTGCGAGGCCCTGATGGCCGGCACGAAGAAGCCCCGCAGGGCCCACCGCCCGCGCGAGATCCGCAACGACATCCCGGCGATGTTGTTCGAGAGCGACCAGCCATTGCCGGACCACCAGCGCGCCAGCATCCTGATCGCTGCCCATGCCTCTGTGTCCGCACTCGCGCGCGGCAGCGCCACGAAGGATGACTGGCACACCATCGTCAACGCCATGAACGCCTCTCAAGTCTTATGCGAAGGCGCTGGCAACAAGGAGGTGGGCTTGACCGTCATCCACGCTGCCCAAAACGCCATGATCGAAGTCGGCGAGCGCTGCAAGCAGATCGGCAGGCTTGGTGTCTCGGGCGATGGGTTACGCGCGATCAACGAGGCAATGGCGCTCTACGAGCAGTTGCTGGAGACGGTGACGAAGCGGCAATTCACGACCGCAATCAAAGAGGCCGACCGCCGCATCAAGGCCGGCAACGTGGTGCGGTTGAAGCGCGAGGGAACTCGCAGGATGAGCGCGGCCGGGCTGGCTGTGTAACTGGAGGCGGCATGGAGATTGTGAATGTGAAGGTCAGTCTGGATGACGTCATCCGGTACTACGTCGAGGGGTTCAAGTTGGAAGGGAACAAAACACTCTTTAGGTATGAGGCGTTCGTTGACCCCTCAAAGCGAGTGGTTTGGATCGAGGCCACCCTAAAGGACTCTTCTACAGAGCAGGCGGACGATGAGTGATCTTGACCAAATCGAAGCGGCCGCCCGCGCCGCCGGCTACGAGACGCGCCGCTACCGTGTGCGCGAACTGGAGGTCGTCCATATCGGGGTGGGCGATCAATGGGCGCTGTTCGATCCTCGCCGCAGCGACGTGGATGCGCTCAGGCTGATGGTCGACTGCCGCCTCAACGTCGGCGTGGGCGAGCGCAGGGTGACTGCTACCGCCTACCCCGGCGGTGTGGCGCTGACCGTCATCGAGGATGCCGGGGATAACCGCGCGGCAGCTACCCGCATCGCAATCACGCGCGCTGCTGAGGCGCTGTATCTGCACAGGCAGGCAAAGGAGCAAGCGCAATGGTAGATGGTGATATGTACGGCGAGGGCGTCATGACGGTCACGGCCGCATGGTTCGCATGGCGCCCGGTCCGTCTCGGCGCCGGGCGCTGGGCATGGCTTCAGCGGGTGAGGAGAATCAGAACGAAGGCTTTGTGGCGCGATTGCCGCACCATCTACCAGCCGATTGAGTGACCGAAATCCACCGCGAATTCGTCCTCCGCGGCCGCGCGGACTGGCAAGAGGTGGTAGCCACCGTCCGGGCTGCCGGCCCGGCGATGGCGGAGCGGGGCACACCGCTGCGCTTGGTCTTGGTCGACGAGTCGCAAGACAGGCTGGAAGAACAGGTGAAATTTTACTGGTCGGCGGTGATCGAGCCCATCGCCGAGCAGGTGTGGATCGGCGGCCGGCAGTTCTCGGCGAAGGCATGGCACGTCGAGATGAAGGAACGCTTCCTGCCGGTGCGCGAGATGCGCATGCCGGACGGGACGGTAAGGATGGTGGCGCCATCGATCGCGCGCGGCGAGATCACCGTGGGCGCCATGTCCGAATACACAAAGAAGGTAGCCGCGCATGCCGCGAGCGAACTAGGGGTGCAGTTTGATTAACCCGGGTCCCTTTCAGGGGCGGGAAGATGGGCGTACATGCCAAGCGGCGCGCTGCCTGGGAGGCGGCGGGCCAGTTGACATTGCAGTTGGAGGTTCGGGCGCGGACGCATCGTGAGCGGATACTGGAGGTGCTGGCCGAGAGCAATGATTTTCTCGTCGGCCAGGAGGTGGCGCGGCGGGCCGGGCTGCCGTACAAGCCGGCACTGGACGCGCTGACCTACCTGTACAACGATGGGAAGATCGCGCGGGTAGGGCGGAAATTCACGGCGCGCTGGGGGCGGATGACGCTGGTCCAGCGGGACACTGGATACACTAACCTTGAGGCGTTTTTCCGTGGTGTAGGCGGCCGAGTCGAATAGCGGCAGCGCCCTATAATTAAGACCTCAATGCCCCGTAGATAGCCCGGGAACCCAGCCGATGGGAGGTCATGAGGCCTGCAATGCCGCAAGCAGGCGAAGGATCGGCAAAGATGGCGCCGCAGGCGGGACAGCCGCCAAAGCATCCTGCCTGCCTTCATGCATGGTGATTGCATCCGGTACGCGAAATCCGGTTATCTGCCTGCCCGTCGCGGGGCAATGAAATTGGCAGAGAGGTCCATGAGGGCCGCAGTAGTCACCATCCGTGAAGACCCACCCTGAGATGGGGCATTGAGGTGCGCTAGTTGTCTGTCGTGAGCGCGCGGAGCCCTGAGACAGACTTACCCGAGGCGCTTGCTGGGCTGAAGAATCGGGGACGCGGCATAGCTAAAACCCAGCACTCTCACGCATGGCGATTGGGCCGAGTTGCGCCAACGTCGGGTAGCGCACGGTACAGGACCGTGTATCTGCGTCCGGCGGATCAATCGCCAGCCGCGAGGGAATGCGCAGGCTGATGCGCTAAAACCTAGCAGTCGGACGATGCGGATAGCTGTGGCCTGAAAAACTGTCCCAGAGCCTGCGGTGGCAAAGGGCATGAGCGTCAAGCCGGATCGGGTGTAATGGCCAAACGACACGCAAGCCGGAGACCAGCGCCGGCCCCTCACCCAAGCCCTGCCTCGTGCGGGGCTTGTTCTTTTCTGCTTCGCCTCGAATAGTTCACCGCCCAATACCATCGTCTCATTCTCAACCGAGTGAGACGACAATGCCCCGATTCCCCAAGAGCCACGCGTTGCAAGACCGCTTGCGCATGGCTATCTGGCTGCTGTTCGGCCTGGCCTTCTATGTCGCCGTGTTGCTGATCGACGGCACCCGATTCCCGACCGTGCAGGTCACGCTCCAGAAACTGGGCCACGTCACCACGTTCGCGTGGGTGGGCTACTGGATTGCCCGGCAGGCGCTGGGCCGGGTGTACGCCGCCAGCAGCTCGCAGGACCGGCTGGCGCGCGCCATCGTGATCGCTGGCGTGATCATCGCTGGCTTGACGGGGCTCTGATCATGGCAAAGATCCTCTCATTCCTCTGCTTCTTCTTCCACCCCGTCGCGCTCGCCATCGATCTGATGGTCCTGCTTGTGTGGTCATCCATCGGCCTGATCGGTACCCCTGCAAGCAGCGGGCGCCCGTACACGTGGACCACCTCGGCGGCGCTTCTGGTTGTCCTGTTGACGCTGTTCTTGCTCGGGCGCTGGGCCGGGCGGCTGGCGGAGCGTGAGCGGGCGCGGAAGATCCGCGATGGCCTGGTCGATCTGGTGCAGGCAATCCGGAGTGCACTATGAGCGACCAAGCCATCGAGCAGGAAATCCAAGCCAAGGGCAAGACCGCGCCGCGTGTCACGCCGGCCGACATCGAAGCGAACATCGACAGCGAGCACTATTTCACGGCGGCCGACGGCATCGACGGCGGCATAGTTGCTGGCTACAGGTATCCGGGTCCGCTCGACCTGCTGACCTTCTGCGTGCTGGTGTTGCGCAACGGCTTCACCGTGACCGGCGAGTCGGCCTGCGCCAGCCCGGAGAACTTCGACGCCGAGATCGGTCGCAAGATCGCCCGCGCGAACGCTGTGCAGAAGGTGTGGTCGCTGATGGGCTATGCCCTGCGGGAGCGCCTTCACCAAGCAGCCGAAGCCCAGCCGGAACAGCAGGAGCCGCCGGCCATCCCCGCCGAAGACCGCGCACTGCCGGCCGACACGGAGCTGACGCCGCCGGCGCCCGAGTCGGTGGAGTGGCGGCCGCGGATCGGCAACACCGTCATCCACAAGGGCTACATCACCAACGGCGCCGACGAACACCCAGCCATGATCACCCGGGTACATGGCGTGGGCGAGGGCGCGCTGGTCAACGTGACCGTGTTCCCTGACATGCAGTCGCCCAAGGTCTACGCCAGCATCCCGGTCTACACCAGCCGCAAGGCCGCTCGCGAAGCCTTGGCCGGCCCGTCGCGCGCCAACGGCTACGCATACCGGGACGAGTGATGAGCACACGCGCCTCTCGCGCCCGTCGGACGGCCGCCCCCGCCAACCCCAAGGCGTGGATGCGCCGTGGCGCCATCGTCGCGCTGCTGATCCTGGCTGAACTCTACCTGCTCGCGGCGCTCGCCTGCGCCCAGATCCCGCCGGCGGCGAACCAGTACCGCCAGGCCATCGCCCGCGAGACGGCTTTCCGTTTCGGCGTGACCGGCCCGGTGCCCGTGGTCGCCGCCCAGATCATGCAGGAGAGCAAGTTCAACCCGCTGGCGCGCAGCCAAGTGGGCGCCCAGGGGCTGATGCAGTTCATGCCGACCACGGCGGAATGGGCCGGCCAGGCTGGGGTGGATGGCCCGGTGCAGCCCCTGAACCCGCAGTGGAGCATCCGCGCCGGGGTCTGGTACGACCGCTGGCTGTACGACCGCGTGAAGGTGGCTGAAACCGAATGCGACCGCTGGGCATTCGCCCTATCGGGATACAACGGCGGGAGCGGATACGTCAACAAGCGCCAGAAATTGTCCGCGCGCCCGGGCAGTTGGGCGGAGACGGGACAGATCAACCCCGGCATCCACCCGGCGAACCAGCGCGAGAACCAAGCCTACCCGCACCAAATCCTGGGCCGCTGGCAGCCGTTGTTCAAGACCTGGGGCCGTCCGGTCGCATATCCATGCTGAGCCGCATCCTATCGATCCCCCTCTGGAAGGCCCTCGCGCTCATGACCATCGCATTTCTGGTCGGCGCCGCCGGCGGCATGCTGTACATGGCCATGCGCCAGGCCGCCCAGGCCGGCGCCGAGAAGACCGTCGGGAAAGTCGCCACCCAGGCCGTGCAGGTGGCGGACGCTGCACAGGTCAAGCAACTCCGGCAACAACTCGCCGCGGCGAAGAGCGAAGCGGCGACCTTCCAATCCCAACTCGCGGAGGCCGCCAGTGCGAATCCTGCCCCTACTGCTTGCCGCCTCCCTGACGGGTTGCGGGACGACCTTAACCGTTAGGTTCCCGCCGGTGCCGGCGGAACTCAAACAGCCGTGCGGCAGCGCCATTTTCCAGTCGCTCACCACGGCTGACCAGTACGACCTAGCCGCACGCTTAGGAGAAGCAAAGGAGTACGGCAAATCCTGCTCCGCCCGCTTCGAACGCCTGCTTGACGCCGTGAACGCCCGCGAGGCCCTATCCCTGGAGATCACCCGATGAGCGAGCAGGACCCCCAAGCCCAGACGCACACCGAGTCCGCGGCCCTGATCGTCTACCGGCTGAGCCAGATCGAGAGGACGCTGGCAAGCCTGGTGGAGCAGAACGCCAGGCTGATCACGCTCGAGCAAAGGCTGCTGGAAACCCGGGAGGCCCTGGACCGCGCCTTCAAGGCACAGAAGGAACAGGACACCCGCGTCCGCGCGATCGAGGCGGACATGCCGACCTTGCGCATGGTCCGCGGCTGGGTGATCGCCGGCATGCTGGCCGTGATCGCCGCCTCCGGGACGGTGGTAATGGACACCATCCGCAAGTCCAGCCTGCCGCCGCCCACCGCATTGCAGCAATCCCGCACCGGCTGACCGCCGACCAACCAAGAACAGGAGCCCACCATGAGCAAGTCCGGCCCGCCCTCCGATAAGAGGCGCCGCGAGGAACCCGAAACCGCCCCGGCCAAGCCGGTGGCGAAGAAGACTGCCGCCCGCAAGCCAGACACCAGGAAGCGGCCGGCTGGCAAGAAAGTGCCCAAGGTCCAGAGGGCGACGATCAAGCGCGCCCCCGGTCCGGAGGTACTGACGGAGAAGCAACTGCGCTTTGTCGAAGAGTACATCGTTGACCTGAACGGGACGCAGGCTGCCATACGCGCCGGATACAGCACACGAACGGCCCGGACCATCGCGGCGGAGAACTTAACGAAACCGGCTCTGGTGGCGGCTATCCAGGCTGCTATGGACGCGCGCTCGGAGCGGACGCAGATCACCGCCGACCAGGTGCTCAAGCGCTGGCACCAGATCGCCTTTGCGGACGCCAATGACCTGATCGAGTATCGGCGCGTGTGCTGCCGTAACTGCCACGGCGTCGATCACCACTACCAGTGGGTCGACGAAGCCGAGTATCAGCGCGTCTGCACCGATCTCTTGGCCCAGGCTGACCCGGAAGGCCCGCCTCCGGCTCTGCCGACGGATGCGGGTGGCTATGGGTTCAACGCCAAGGCCGATCCACATGAGGATTGCCCGGAATGCAGTGGCGAGGGGCACGGCGTGCCGTTCATCCACGACACCCGCAAGCTCAAGCCCACGGCTCGCGCGCTCTACGCGGGCGTCAAGCTGACCAAGGATGGCATCGAGGTCAAGATGCAGGACCAGTCCAAGGCCCTGGAGAACATCGCGCGGCACCTGAAGATGTTCGTGGACAAGAGCGAGATCGAAGTCACCAAGCGGCCGGCCGACATGACGGACGAGGAACTGGAGGCCGCTATCCTTGCGAAGCAGGAGGCGCTTCGGCAATCCGCTGACGAATGAGCAAGGTCGCCGCGAGCGCGCTGGCCACCGTCCAGCCGTCCAGCCTTACCCGTGAGCAGAAGCTGGAACTGCTGGCTCTGCTGGATGAGAAGACGCATCGCTGGGCTAGGCGGAAGATGCTTGGCCTGTTCCCCGAAACGGGCAAGTTCAATCGGTTTCTCTACCCGAAGCACCTGCAGTTTTTCGAGGCCGGCGCCGCCTATCGCGAGCGCTGCTTCATGGCCGGCAACCGGATCGGGAAGACAGAGGGCGGCGCCTATGAGGTCGCATGCCACCTGACCGGCCGCTATCCGGACTGGTGGACGGGACGGCGCTTCTTCAAACCTGTGCGGTTCTGGGCAGCAGGCAAGACGAACGAGACGACACGCGACATCGTTCAGGCGAAATTGCTGGGCGAGATCACCCATGCGAGCGGGCGCAAGGGCGTCACCGGCACCGGCATGATCCCGGGCGACGACATCGGCATGATCACCTGGAAGCAGGGCGTGCCGGATATGGTCGACACGGTGAAGATCCGCCATGTCTCCGGCGGCTGGTCGAAGCTGGGATTCAAGAGCTATCAGCAGGGCCGCGGGTCATTCGAGGGCACGGAGCAGGATGGCGTCTGGCTGGACGAAGAGCCGCCCATCGACATCTACGGTGAGTGCCTGATCCGGACGGCCACCACCGGCGGAATCATCTTCATCACGTTCACGCCGCTCGAAGGCATGAGCGAGACGGTGATGGCCTTCCTGCCCAACGGGTTGCCGGAGGCGAAGGACGCGGTCGCCTCGCGCGTCAGCGACTCGAAGTACCTGGTGATGGCCGGCTGGGACGACGTGCCGCACTTGGACGAGAAGACCAAGCGCGAACTACTCGATGCCACGCCGCCATACCTTCGCGAAGCCCGCTCGAAGGGCTATCCGGTGCTCGGCTCCGGCCGGATATTCCCGGTCGACGAGGAAACCATCAAGGTGCCGGCCTTCACCCTGCCGGATTCCTGGCCACGCCTGTGCGCCCTGGACTTCGGCTGGGACCACCCGAGCGCGATGGTCTGGATCGCATGGGATCGCGACAACGACATCATCTACGTCTATGACTGCTTGCGCGTTCGGGAAACCACGCCGGAACAGCAGGCGCCCATGATCCTCTCGCGCGGGGATTGGGTGCCCGTGGCATGGCCACACGACGGGCTGAACACCGAGAAGGGCAGCGGCGAGCAACTGGCCGAACTGTACCGCAAGGCGCGCGTGAACATGCTGTGGGAGCGCGCGCAGTACGAAGAAACGGGTACGGAGGATGGTTCCAAGGTGTCGCGCTCGAGCGTCGAGGCCGGGCTGATGGACATGCTCACCCGCATGCAGACCGGGAAATGGAAGGTCTTTGCCCATCTGCACGACTGGTTCCAGGAGTTCCGGCTGTACCACCGCAAGGACGGGAAGATCGTCAAGCTGAAGGACGACCTGATGTCTGCCAGCCGCTACGGGACGATGACGCTCCGTTACGCCGCCACGCCGCCGGTACCGACTCGAATTGATTCCCGACGCCGAGAATACGACTGGCGCGCCGGCTGAGGACATCATGGATTCGAGCAAATTAGGGTTGGCAGAGTACGCGAGGACCGCTATTGCCCCTGCTGGGTATGGAATGCCCGTGGCCTCCCGTGCGCCGGCGTCCGGTGCACTCACGAGCGGGCTTGATCTGGCTGGGTATATCGGCGCACCGACGCAGGCCGCCCCCGCACAGAGTGGTGGCGCGCCTGCCGTGCAGGAACTCTACCCTGGGATGCGAGGCTACTTTGTGCCGGGTGAGTTCATCACGAAGGGGAATGACGCCGCACGGACTGCGCGGCAACTCTTTGTCCGGGTCGACGACGGCGGCAATGAGAAGGGTACCTACTATTTCGACCCGAAAGGCAAGTTCACCAACATGCTGGACGACGCCAATATCGGCGAATTCATTCGCGATCCAGACACCTTCGATCCGCGCAACCCGAGCGGCTTTGATTCCGGCACGTTCAAGGTGCTGCAGCAGCACCGCGGCAATCCTGCAGCCCTGCGTGACTATGCGCGCCGCACTGGCTTCAGCATCTACAAGCAGGAGACTGCACGGTGACAATCGGCGACATCCAACTGTCGAGCGCTTCAATGTCCCGCGACGAGCAGCAGCCCGCAGCGGTCGGTGCCGGCCGTGTCGACGGGGACATCGAGCGCAGCGACAAGTTACCCGACGAACTCAAGGACGAGGCTCTGAGTCGCGAGCAGGTTGAGAACTTCCTCTACGAGATCAAGCACCAGCCGGGTTGGCGCCGCGAGGCGGACAAGTGCGCCGACTATTACGATGGGAACCAGCTGGATGCGAAGACGCTGGAAATCCTCCAAGATCGCGGCCAGCCGCCCCTGATCACGAACCTGATCAAGCCCACCATCGACACGGTGTTGGGCATGGAGGCGAAGACCCGCACCGACTGGCTGGTCCGGGCGGAAGATGATGGCATTGCCACGCCGGAGATGGCGGAGGCGCTTTCCCTCAAGCTCAAGCATGCCGAGACGGAGACGCGCGCGGACCGCGCATGCTCGGACGCCTATGCCGCGCAGTGCAAGACGGGCATGGGCTGGGTCGAGGTGTCGCGCGAGTCCGATCCCTTCAAGTTCCCGTACCGCGCCAAGTATGTGCATCGGCGCGAAATCTCGTGGGACTGGCGCTCGACGGAATCCGATCTCAGCGACGCGAAATGGCTGATCCGCCGGCGCTGGATGGATGTCGATGCGGCGATTGCCAAGATGCCCGAATATGCGGGGCTGTTGCGCCAGTGCATCAGCGGCTGGGCCGGATTCGATCCGGTCTTGTCCGAGAATACCGGTCTGGCGAACTCGTTCATGAACGAGCGCGATACCCGGCTTGAGGAACAAGACTGGCGCGACACCTTCCGCCGGCGCGTCTGCCTGTACGAAATCTGGTACCGGAAGTGGGTGTCTGGCTACGTCATTCGGCTGGCCAATGGCCGCGCCATCGATGCTGACTTCAACAACCCGAAGCACACCACCGCCATTCTGGCCGGCGCGGTCAAGGTCGAGAAGCGGATCTTCGAGAAGATTCGGTTGGCGTGGTACTGCGGACCGCACTTCCTCTATGACGTGCCGAGCCCGTACAAGCACGGCATATTCCCTTATGTGCCGTTCTTCGGCTTCCGGGAGGACTTGACCCTCTCGCCGTATGGCCTCATCCGGGCCATGATCAGCCCGCAAGACGAGATCAATGCGCGGAAATCGAAGAACCTTTGGTTGCTGAACAGCCGACGTGTGGTCACGGATGCTGATTCGGTGGTCGACCACGACCGCACCCGCGAGGAGGTGGCGCGCGCCGACTCGTACACGATCTTGAACCCGCGTCGCAGGCCCGAAAGCCGCTTCGAGGTCAGCATGGGCGGGGAACTCGCGGCCCAGCAGTTCCAAGCCATGCAGGAAGCGAAGCAGGAAATCGCCGAATCCTCCGGCATCCACAAGGCCATGATGGGCCAGAACTCGTCCGCCAACTCGGGCCTGGCGATCAACTCGCTGGTGGAACAGGGGCTGAACACCCTCGGGGAAACGAACGACAACTACCGCTTTGCCCGCCGTATGGTCGGGGAAATGCTGTTCTCCATGATGCTGGAGGACATGGAAGGGCGGGAAATTCAGGTGCCGGTCGGGGATGGCAAGCGCAAGCGCATCATCGTGCTGAACCAGCGCGCGGTCGATCCGGAAACAGGCCAGCAGACGGTCGTCAACGACACCTCCCGCGTGCGAGCCAAGGTCGTGCTGGACGATATTCCCTCGTCGCCCACATTCCGCGTGCAGCAGGGGACGATGCTCTCCGAACTCGCGAAGGGGCTGCCGCCACAGCTGCAGGCCGTGTTGGTGCCCTATCTGGTCGACTACTTCGACATTCCGAACAAGCAGGAAGTCATCGACCAGTTGCGCCAAACCGTGGGCGTGATGGACGAGGCCCAGCAACAGCAGGCCGCGCAAGCGCAAGCCGCCCAGCAGCAGGCGATGGAAACCATGCAGAAGCGCATGGCCACGCTCGAGGCGGCGCTGACCGCGGCCAAGGTCAGGTCGGAGAATGCCAAAGCCGACAAACTCGAAGCCGAGGCGGACAACGCCCGCATGCCGCAACCCGTCAACCCGCCGAGTGAATTCGCATGAGCATCCCAACCTGCGCAGTCAGCGTCAAGCTGTACGACCAGAACGCCCAGGCCGTGGCCGGCGCGTCGATCACGGCCCAGCTCGACCGGTACGAGATCCATGATGGATTCGTGGTCCCGCAGCTCGTCGAGGCGGTGACGGACGAATTTGGCGAATGCACGCTCGAGCTGTGGCCGAACTCGCTAGGCTCGCAGTCATCGAACTACAAGATCAAGGTCCAGCCCACGGACGCCAAGGGCTACAGCACCATTGCGATGGTGCCGGATGCGCCCACGGCGAACCTGTCGGAGATCGCGCAACTGCCGGAGATTCCGGGCAAGAGTGACTTTCAGGACTTCTTCGAGCAGGCGCAAGGCCTGGCCGAAGACCTGGTGGGCAGCGCCAACGCAGCCAAGATTGCCGCGCAGGCAGCGCAGGCCGCCGCCGAAACCAGTGCGACGGCAGCCACCGACAGCGCGACGGACGCCGGCCAGCAGGCGGCGGCTGCGCTGGCTTCCTCCCAATCAGCACAGCAGAGCGCGAACGATGCGGCGGCTTCGCTGGTGAATGCCACGGCGCAGGCTTCGGCGTCAGCTGGCAGCGCAACCGCAGCAGCCGCAAGCGCCGCCACGGCGACCACGAAGGCGGGCGAGGCATCGGCGAGCGCGACTGCAGCCGCCGGCTCGGCCACGACGGCCTCGACCAGCGAAGGGTACGCCAGCGCCTCGGCCTCAGCGGCTGCGGGGTCGGCGACGGCGGCCAGTACCAGCGCTGGCACCGCCACGACCAAGGCGGGGGAGGCAGCAGCCAGCGCCACCGCTGCGGCTGGTTCCGTCACTGCGGCCGCGACTCAGGCTGGCACGGCCACCACGCAGGCTGGGAACGCTGCCGCGAGCGCGACGGCGGCTGCGGGCAGTGCAACAGCGGCCGGGACGAGCGCGACGGCAGCGGGGGCCGCTCAGGTAGCGGCGGAGGCGGCGCGCGATCTGGCGCAGGGGTATGCCAATGTCGGTGCGCCGACCGTGGTCAAGCCCGGCGACGCGAGTCTGACGACCGGGCGAGTGCGCAACACCATTGTCATCTATAGCCAGACCACCACCGCGACTCGCACGGTGACGCTCAATGCGACAGACCCGGCTCTTGGCGATACCGTCCATGTGATTCGTGCCGCGGGCGGATCGAGCGTCCAGTTACTCGATAGCGTGGGTGGATGGATTAGGTCCCTCGCTGTCGGGCAGTTTGCAGATGCCGTCTATGACGGTACGGCCTGGGTTCTCATCGGCTTTGGCAGCGTGTAACCATAACCACCACGGATAGAACCTCGATGGAAACTGACCACCTCATCCTGCGAGAGGACGTGCTTCGAACCGTGACGGTGCCGGAGCAAGAGGCGAATCTCAAGTACCTGGAGCAGAAGGCAATCGAGCAGGCCGCGACGGCAGAAGAACATGCCGATGCCGCGGATGCGGCCCAGGTCGCGGCGGCGCAGGCTCAGGCCGTGTCCATTGCGAGCGCTACGGCTGCGGCGCAGGCAAAGAGTGATGCGGCGGCGAGTGCAACGCAGGCGGTGATAGCGAAGCAGGTGGCAGAGCAGGCTGCAGCGAACATCGTTTCCGGTCAGTTGCTCGGCTGGGCACAGACGCAGAACTTCCAACTGGTGAGCGGCACGCGCGACGCCAATGGCGCGCTGACGGCGGCACAGATCGCATGGCCTGATGGCACTGCCGGCGTCTTCACCGCTGACGTGCTCAGCACTGCGTTTCCGGGTGCCATCGACGCATGGCATGCCACCTACGTGGGTGCCACCACCAAGACCGTCACGCAGCCTGCGATGACGCGAGATGCCAACGGCGCCGTGACGGCGCAGCCCGCAATTTTGATTTCGTGAGGTGAGAGATGGGATTGCTTGATGCACCGATCAGCCCTAAGCGGGCGGCTTATCTTTCGCTGGCCGGCGGATTGCTTAACAAGGGGTATGCCGGGTCTACCCTGAATGTCGTCCTATTTGGGGACTCGCGCACTGCTAATGCGAATTTGACCGTCGGTGTAAATGGAGGTTCGACAGATGCCGATTGGTTCGGCTACGCCAACGCTATCGCCGGGTTGCCGGCTACGCTCGTTCTGAATGCTGGTGTTCCAGGAGACACCACGACAGGCATGAAGAATCGCGTTGATGCGCTCATTACTTCGCTTGGTTCGTCGGTCAATGCCGCTGTGGTATGGGGACTCACGAACGACATTCCTACCACGGATGCCATGTTGACGGCTGCCCTTGCCAACTTGGAATATATCTACAGCGCCTTCGCTGCTGCGAATATCTACGTGTTCGCGTTCAGCGAGACGCCGGACAACCTATACGGAACTACTACTGCGATTCTCAAGCAGAAGTTTCGTCAATGCCTATCCACGCGCTGGAATGGCCGTACCGATGGTGAATTTATTGACATATTCCCGGCCATCATCAATCCGACAAATGCCAACGGTGCTCCGCTGATAACAGACACAGCAGACAATCTACACATCAACGTCTCTGGCGCATACAAGATTGGGAAGGTGCTCGGGCCGGCATTGGCTCGGCGCGCGAGTGGATTCAAGTACCCGTTCTGCAATTCTGTTATCGACACGAAAGAGTCGCAGCCTTTGTCGACTAATTTCTGTCGCAACCCTCTCATGACCGGAACGGATGGAGTACTAGGCGCAGGCCATACAGGCACAGTGCCGCATCTGTGGTCCACCGGCGGCGCTTCCGTGGCGGCAATGTCGATCGCGGCACGGCCCGATGGGATGGGCAACGACATGGTGGCCGCTGTCACATTTTCCTCCGCCTCGGACACATTCCAGGCATTCATGAGTAGCTTGGGCGTTTTTACCATTGCAGCCGGAGATCGGTTTGTGCTGGAAGGTGACATCAACATTTCAAGCCCAGTCAACCTGAGTGTCGTTGAGGCTGTGCTTTCGTTTGTTGGCGGCGGCGGTCCCTCGGTGAGTGTTTGGAAAAAGGCGCTGGGGGGGAATCTGCCAGAAACCTGCAATCTGAAATTCCGTAGCTCTATTCTCACGTTGCCTGCTGGCACCTACACAGGCGGGTCGATCACATTCACGGCGCGCTGTACCGGCGCTGGAAGCGCAACTATCAAGATTGGTACTATTGCTGCCCGGAAAATAAACTGACGTTGGATGATATGGGCCTGCATCCGACTCTCTGTTACGCTGCGCTTACGGCGATCGCTCTCAGTATTCCTCTAAGCAATACTTCCTGCCCAGTAGGGGTAAGGTGAATGTTATCTAGGTAGGTAGACTCAGGGTGCATGCTCTCATCATCCTTTAGGCTGATCAATGGCACGTTGAGATCTGAGCATAGTTCCGCAATACGTTGCAGCCCAATCGGAGGCGCAGTAAGACTGAGTTCGCTCTTTTGATAGTGCTGAACGACGACGACCGTTGCCCCTGCTTCTCGCACCACAATCAGGAACTCACGGAGGTCACTTAGTGCGCTCTGTATCTGCTCCGCAGGAGGAATCTTTGGCGACCTGCTTGCGCGAGTAACCGGAAATTTCAGATAGCGAGGGCCATAACGTGTGATGCCTTCCCAGGTTGCGAGCAGTGGCTTCACTGTTGGGTGTGTTTCCGGATCCAATGGAGCGAAGGTTGGCACGTCGGCATAGTCATCGCTGTTGACTACCAGAACAACCTTGCTTGCACCAAATAGACCGTAACGTTTCGCATAGGCTAGCCAGTTTCCTGGCCCCCAACTAAAGGCGGAGATATTGCCGACCGTGATCGGGTAATCGGCATCTGCCTGGAGAGCATTCTGCAGGCGCTCTGTGGCCAGTTCCTCCTGGTCTACCTGTGCACCTCCATTTACCACCGAATCGCCGAAGACCAGAATGCGTTGTTCCCTTGGCGCCAGACCAGTAGGGAACGAGCGAGATCTCATGCTGTACTGATTCACTGCATACCTATTGCCGAACCGCATGATATTCTGACTTGGCTGCAGGACATATTCAATGCTAGGGTCGGCTTGATATAGCGGAGGCGTTCCGAGCCCCAGAACGGAGCGCGCGACAATTTCCGCTGCGCCCAGCAGGGTTGCAGCCATCAGAGCTGCCACAACTATTTTCTTAGAGGTTTTCACTGGCATGTAACGTGGAATAGGCGACTGGAATTTTATCCGGTGCGACGAGTAGTTGGTGTGCCTCCCAACTTCTAGGGGGAAAGCTTCTCATGAGGAGTTTGCTTCTGAGATCCGAGCGCCATCCAAACAGGAGGAACCATATATCGCCACAGCCCGCCTAGCGCGGGCTTTTTCATCCCTATCGACCAAACTCGAATTGTTCCAGGCCACCTAGCATTCTCTCCATCCAAAGGCCAGTCCAATGGAAAAGACCTCGCAGCCACCGTCGGGTGGCTTTTTCATGCCCTCAAGGAACAGGCTATGCGCAAGTACCTGCTGAACCTTCTCATCGCATTGGATCAGGGTGCCAACACCCTGCTCGGCGGCGACCCCGACGAAACGATCTCCAGCCGGGCCGGCAAGGGACAGGCAGAGGGCAAGCGCTGGGCTTGCGTGCTCTGCCGCTTCCTCGACTGGTTCGAGCGCGACCACTGCACCAAGTCCATCGAGCGCAATGAGGGTGCCGACGCCGTGGTCACGGATTGAGGCCACAACTGGCCGACTCGAATTGCTCCACGCGCAATAGCATCCACATCAACCCAGCACGGTAGCCGTGCCGCCCGGATAGGCGGACCGTGACATGGATTGAACCTCGCAGCCAACGCGATACGTGGAGTGGAGTGGAATGGAAATTGACCTGAGCAGCGCAAGCCCCGAAGAACTTCTGAAGGCCTACGAGGCCGCCGAAAGCGGAGCGGAGCTGGCAGCAGCCGCTGCCTCCGATACCGCGGCGGCCGAAGTGAAGCCGGACGAGGCAGCCAAGGCGGCGCAGGAAGCCGCCGAGGCCGCAGCAGCGAAGGCAGCCGAAGAGGCAGCCGAGGCCGCAAAGAAGGTGGCGGCAGGGGAGGCGGCGAAGGTCGAGACGACGCAGGAGAACGAAGGCAACGTGGAAGGCGTGCTTGCCCGCGACGGCAAGAATGTCATCCCGTTTTCGGTGCTGAAGAGTGAGCGTGACCGGGCAGCCCGGGCCGAGCAATTGGCCAAGGAAGCATCGGACAAGATCGCCGCGCTCGAAGCGCAGCTTGCCGCAGGGAATCAAGGGGCGAAATCTGGTGAAGGCGCCCGCACCACCGAGGCAGCACCCGAAGCCGATGCAATGACGCCCGAGGAGTTGGAGGCCTTCAAGGAAGACTTCCCGATCCAGTACAAGGCCTACATGGCGCAGCAAGCGACCATCAAGGCCTTGAGGGCACAGCACCAGCAGGTCGAGCAGGACAGGCAACAGCAACAGGTCGAGCGCCAGCGCACCCAGGCAGAACAGGTCCGGGATGCCATCGACGCGACGCCCAAGCTGGCGCATATCCAAGCCACCGACCCGGATCGGTTCGCAACGGCGCAGCGCTTCGACGCTGTGCTGCGAGAAGACCCGAAGTGGGCCGACAAGCCCCTGGCTGAGCGCTTTGCCGAAGTGGTCAAGCTCGTCGAGACGACGCACGGCGCAATCGAAATCCCGGGCGCGAAAACCAACCCTCCGCAGAAATCGCCGGAAGAGTTGCGCAAGGAAGCGGAGGCCGTGGCCGCCGCGTCGGCAAAGAAGACTGTGCCGACCTCCATGTCCGACTTCCCGGCCGGTGCTGCGCCGGCGAACAGCGAGAAAGAAGCCTTGGAGGGTATGACAACCCTCCAACTGGCGGACAAGTTCGCAAAGATGTCGCCCGAGCAGCAGGAAGCCTATTTCAGCTCTCTCTGATCGAGGAAGACCATGACGACCAGCATTCCCTACGGCAGCCCCCTCGCCGCCAAAGTGTACGGCGTGGGCCTGTTCTCCCGCGTGCAATCCGCACCGGGCTTCATGAACCTGCTTTCGGGCGAAATGCCCAAGGAAGGTTCGTTCGCCGCCAAGGCCAAGGGCCAGACCAGCCCCGACTATCCCATCGTGAAAGCGGGCGACCTGGCGAAGGCTGCCGGCGACACCGTGTCGGTGGACCTGTTCAACCCGCTGCAAGGCAAGCCGGTGATGGGCGACAAGCGCGTGGCCGGCAAGATGATGGGCCTCACGTCGTCGACGATGGAGGTGTCCATCAACCAGACCCGCGGCGGCGCCGACAGCGGCGGCAAGATGACGCAGAAGCGCACCAAGCACAATCTGCGCGGCATCGCGATGGCCGGCCTGCAGGGCTGGGCGCAGCGACTGGAAGACCAGACCTCGCTCGTGCATCTCGCCGGTGCGCGCGGCGACCAGATCACCAGCGACTGGGTTGTGCCCTTCCAGAACGACAGCGAGTTCGCGGAAATCCTGGTGAACCCGGTGAAGGCGCCGACCAAGAACCGCTACTACGCGGCCAACGACGCGACCAGCCCGGCGGACATCGGCACCAACGATGCGCTGACCTTCCAGGACGTCGACCGCATCGTGTCGATGCAGCGCGAGTCGCCGGTGGTGCTGCAGCCCATCAAGATCAAGGGCGACGACCGCGCGTGGAACGATCCGCTGTGGGCGCTGTTCGTGACCGAGCGCCAGTGGCTGTACATGAAGTCGCGGACGAGCCAGACCGACTGGCGCCAGGCCATGCAAAACGCCTTCGAGCGGAAGTCGGCCGGCGTGAAGCACCCGCTGTTCGACAGCTACGAAACCCTGATGTGGAACGGCGTGCTGATCAAGCGCATGAACCGCTACGCCATCCGCTTCAACACCGGCTCGAACGTGGTCATCGACACCGGCGGCGCCGACGGCGGCACGTACACCGAGTCGACGGTGCAGACCGCGCAGCCGGTCGACCGCGCGATCCTGGTGGGCGCGCAGGCGCTGGCCAAGGCCTACGGCAAGTCGAACAGCGACTACTTCTACGACTGGTCGGAAGAAGAAGTCGACCACAAGAACTCCATCGAGATCGTGGTGGGTTCGATGAGCGGCACGGCGAAGATCCGCTTCAAGGTCGACGGCGTCGACACCGACCACGGCGTGGCGGTGATCGACTCGTACGCCCCGGACCCCGCCTCGGCCGCCGGTCGCACGCTGCTGGGCTCGTAATCGGGACATGACCAACGGGGCGGGCAGGGCGCCCGCCCCAACAGGAGAGAAATATGACCACCCTCAATGCTTCGACGTTGCGAGACGTGCAGTACTCGGGCGAGGCGCCGTTGGCGGCGGCGCACGGCAAGTACACGCTGGCCGCCGCCCAGATCGGTGACAAGGTCCGTCTGAACCTGGTTTCTGCCGGCACCAAGGTCGACCAGTCGCGCCTGATCAATGGCGCGCTCGGCGCGAGCACGACCATCTCGCTCGGCTACGAGTACGCGGACGGCTCCGGCGGCGATGCCACGGCGTTCTTCAATGCACAGGCTACCGCCTCGGCCGCGTCGACGATCTCGGCATCCAAGCCGGTCTTCATCCCCAAGGACGCCTACATCGTGGCCACCGTGGGCGGCGCGGCCGCATCCGGCGACATCGATACGGTCCTGTTCTACGAGCCGCGCGGCATCTAGGCGCGCCGTCCGCATCGGCGCAGTCTGGAACGGGGCGGCGCGTGTCGCCCCGTTTTCTTGACCTACCTTGAGGATCATCATGATCGGAATCGTGTATGTGGGCCTGAAGCCCTGGGCGCGCGACAACGTGGCAGGCTCCGGGAAATCCTGGGCCGGCCGCGGCGACGTGCAGGAAGTCTCCGAAAACCAGGCCAAGATGCTGCTGAAGTATCCGGACCAGTGGGGCCTGGAGAATCCGGAGGACGCGGATCGGCTTGGCGGCCCTGTGACGGTATCGGTCATCGACCCGACCACGGGCGAGAAGACCGAGGTGGCTCAGTCCAGCCTGGCGAAGCCGCTGGAGAAGATGAGCAAGGCCGAGCTGGCCGCCTTCGGCGCAAAGATGAAGCTCTCGCTCGCGCCGACCCTGAGCAAGAAGCAGATGATCGACGCGATCGAGGAAGCCGAGAAGGGCCCCGAGCCGCTGCAACCCGGCGTCGCGCCGTAAGCCATGCCGACGGTTCAGCAGGTCATCAACAACGGGCGCGTGCCGCTGAATGATGCGGACAAGGACCGCTACTCGGACGCCGACATGCTCGGCTTCGTGAATGACGGTCTGGCCGAAATCTATGGCATGCGGCCGGACCTGCGCTTCGGGCGATTCGGTCAGGCGGTGCCCGTGCTCGGGCTCTCCGACGACTTCCCGCTCTCGCCTCAGCATGCGGTGGCGATCCAGCACTACCTGGTCTTCCGGGCCGAGATGAAGGACGACGAGCACGTCAACGCCAATCGGGAAGTCAAGGCCTATAAGTTGTTCCAGACCCTGATATCTGCCACGTGAGGAAATATGGCTGAGCAGACCTATGAATTGAAGCCCGTTGGCGTGCGCTACGTGTGTGACAAATGCGGCGAAGGTGAGATGCAGCGAGCGAACGGCATCGTGCTAACCGCCGATCCGCCGAGGTACATGCACGCCTGCAGTAAGTGTGGGCATCGACAGGCATTCACGGAAGTCTACCCGTCTATCCGCTGGGTGAGTGCATAGGCATGACCAAGTACACCGACCTGTTCGATGAGGTCTTGCCGGAGGTGCCTGGGGTGCCGCAGGACCTTGCCGCCAACGCCATTCGCAATACGGTGATCGAGTTTTGCCAAGGCTCATGGTGCTGGCGCTACATCATGGACCCTGCGCCCGTGCTGGCCGGGCTGAACACGTACGAACTCGACCCGCCGCCCGGCGCCGAGGTCGCGCAGGTGCTGCTGGTCAGCGTCGACGGCAAGGAAATCCACCCCATCGGGCAATCGGATCTCGTGGCGCGCTTGCCGCTGTGGGCGACCGAACGCGGCGAGGTGAAGTACTTCCTGACCGACGATCCAGCCCAGGTGATCCTGGCCCCCGTTCCGGTCCGCAAGATCGCTGGCGGCCTGGTCGTCACGGCGGCGCTGCAGCCCACGCGCGCCTCGACGACGTTTCCAACCTGGATCTGGTCTCGGTACTTCGATGCGCTGGCCGACGGCGCCAAGGCGCGGCTGCTGGCGATGCCGAAGAAGCCGTGGACCAGCCCGGAGCTGTTCACGCTCTACCGCGGCCGCTTCGATGCGGCGATGGGTGGGGCCAAGGCGGAATCGCACCGCGGCCTGACGCGCGCGCCGCAGCGCACCACCTCGTACCATTGACGATGGATAGCGCGCCGCTTTGGTGGCTCACGAAAGACGGCGACAGGGATTGCCTAGAACTCTATGAGCGCCACTACTCCGCGTACCGCTATGCCGATGGGCGTCAGCGAAAACTGTTCGTTGGTCCCGGCGAGAAAGTCGTCCTGCGAACCGAGCGCGGCGATGCCTGCTTCGTGTGGCGCAATTTTATCGACGACAGCGGGCAGACCGGCATCAATTGCGCCGTCTTCCGCAACGAGTCGGCGCATCAAAGCTCGGGACTCATTCGACAGGCGGATGCGATTGCTGATTGTCTCTGGCCTAATTGCCGGCATTACACCTACGTCAACGCGAAAGCGGTCCGGTCAAGCAACCCTGGATTTTGCTTCATCGCCGCGGGATGGCGGCGCTGCGGAATGACAAAGAGCGGCTTGCTAGTTCTGGAAAGGGCAACAACGGGAATGCATTGATTATGACGACGCTCTCGATCTCCCAATTTTCGGGCATCTTCCCGCGCGTACCCGATGCGCTTCTGCCGCAGATGGCTGCGACGGTGGCCGAGAACTGCGACTTCGGCTACGGGGAGTTGCGCGGGATGAAGGGCGGGGCGCTGATCACGGCGGTGAGCAACGCCGTCAAGAGCCTATATACCGAGGATGGTGTCTCGTTCTATACGTGGGACGTGGACGTTGACGCCGTGCGCGCGCCGATGGCGAAGGATACCTATCGGCGGGTCTACTACACGACGCCAACCGACTTCCGTGTCACGAACAGCCTGGGCACGCGGCCGGATGGTGGGCCGCCGGGCTCGAGCTACCGTGTGGGCGTGCCGCAACCGACCGTCACCCCGACGTTCTCCGTCACGGGCACGCCAAGCAGCCTGTCGGAAATCAGCATCGCGGCCCGGTTCCATTACGAGTACGGCGGCGTCAAGTACCAAGAGCAGGACATCGGGCTCACGGTGGTGACGGACAAGCAGAAATGGACCTTCACGCCGCCGACCAAGAATACGGGGGCGGCCTTCGGCCCAACCGATGAGTCATTCATCGCGACGAAGTACGCATACAACATCCACGACGATGGCAATGGCAACGGCCCGACGGATACCTTGGTGTGGGTAGACCTGCCGGCGGGCACGCGCGTGATCGCATCGAGCGACACCACGCTGCGGAAGGTGTCGGACAATAGCCTGATCGAGAACGTCATCTATGTGCTGGACGACGCCGGCCGCGAGCACGAGCTGCGGACGCTCTATTCGCTGACGCGGTATTCGTACCTGAACGACAACGCGAGCGCCGCTGGAAACCTGACGCCGGACCAGGCATTCCCGGTGATCCGGCTGATCGGGACCAACACCAGCACGGGCGCCGCCGTCTTCGACATCTTCACGTCGAATTCCAGCCTGACATCATCCACCGCGGATTGGAGCGCGACGCTCACGCGCAACGACAATGCGGACAGCTATACCGTGGTGCTGGCCTCGAAGTCGGATGCGGCAGCTACCGAGACACGGGCGTATGTCTACACCTACGTCAATACCTACGATGAGGAGGGCCCGCCTTCTCCGGCCGGCGAACTGAGCCTGATCAACGGGCTCGCGGTCGATGTGACGGTGACCCGCGACACGCCGGCGGCGGACTATGCGCCTCTCAAAGAGATCCGGCTCTACCGCACCCAATACGGCAGCGATGTCATCGAGTACTTCTACGCTGGCTCGGTGCTGGTGCTCGGGCAGCCTGGCAGCGCGTTCGTGTTTCACGACGATGTGACGGCGGCCGGATTGAATGAGCCGCTGGCGTCGGACACCTACTATGCACCGGACCCGGGGCTGGTGGGGCTGATGACGCTCAAGAACGGCATCCTGTGCGCATGGAAGGGCAACGAACTGCATTTCTCGGAGCCGTATAAGCCCTGGGCGTGGCCGCCGGAATATGTGAAGGTGTTCCAGCACAACGTGGTCAACGGCGTGCCGTATGGCACGGGCCTGCTGCTGGTGACGACAACCGAGCCGGTGCTCATCTCGGGCACGACGCCGGGCGGCATGTCGGAACTGGACCTGAACGTGTCGCAGGCAGGGGTATCGAAGCACTCCATCGCGCTGGTGGACGGGTTCCTTGCCTACGCCAGCCGCGACGGTATCGTCGTGATGCAGGGCGGACAGGCCTCGCTGACGCTCTCGCAGCAGTTCTTCACACGCGATGTCTGGCGCGCGCGCTACGCCACCCACCTCGGCGCCATGCGGTTCTCGGTGTGGGATGGGCGCTTGGTGGTCTATGCGGACGACAGTTCCTTTCCGGCCTTCATGATCCGCCTGGATGAGGCTGCGGGCACGATGACCGACCTTCCAGGCTTTCAGGCAACGTGCTCATTCGCCAGCGACTTCGCTGATGGCGTCTACTACGGGGTCGGGTCGAACCTGTACCTGTTCAATGCCGGCGCGCCGCTTGCCACCAACTGGCAGTCGCGCGAGATGGTACTCCCGGAGCCCGTCAATTTCGGGTATGCCAAGGCGTTGTGCTCGGGAGCATGGTCGGTGGAATTCCATGCCTACGATGAGGTGACGGACGGCTGGGTGCTGCGCCACACGAAGGCGCTGACGCGCTCTGGTGGATTCCGGCTGCCGGCCGGCTACAAGGCGCAGCGCTACAAGATCCGCATCTCCGGCACCGGCGAAGCATTCAAAGACCTGCGCATCGGCACGAGCGCGCTGGCGCTCAAGGAGGTGTGAGGATGGCGTCGCCTCCCGTCCCCTCGATTCCGGAGAGCGCCCTCGGCAGCATCAACGACAAGAATGTCTATCTGGTGCTGCGTGCCATTGCCGATATCCTGAATGTCCGGAATGGCCAGACTGGCGACTCGGATTCGGCATTCGTCACCCGCGGCGAACTGGGCAGCGTGGCCAAGGCCGGCACCGGAGGCCTCTCGGCGGGCGGCGCGCGGCAGTCACAGGGCGGTACCTTCCCGGTGATCAAGCCGTCCGACATCGCGCGCGTGATCACTGACCTGCAAGCCCAGGTCATGGAGTCGCCACTGTTCAAGGCGCTAGGGGAGCGAATCGACCGCGTGGATGCGCCAGGCACCGGGGTCATTGCGCAACTGGACGAGGAGCGCACCGTCCGGTCCAATGCCGTTTCGTCGCTCGTGCAGCTACTCACGACACTGGAATCGACGGTCGGTGATCAGTCTGTGGCGCTGCAGGAGGAGGCTCAGACCCGCGCCGACGCCGACGGCAACATCATGGGCAAGTACTCGGTCAAGATCGACGCGAACGGGTATGTGTCGGGCTTTGGGCTGATCAGCACAGCCAACAACGGTATGCCATTCTCGGATTTCACCATCCGGGCTGACCGCTTTGCTATCGGCTCACCGACGGGGCCGGGGGTGCCAGTGCTCATCCCGTTTATCGTGACGACGACCACGCAGGTGGTGAACGGCTACATCGTGCCGCCGGGCGTCTACATCGATGCGGCGGCGATTGCCGTGGCATCCATCGGTGAAGCGCAGATCGATTTTGCCTCGATTCGGCAGGCCCATATTCAGAACGCAGCGATTGGGACCGCTCAGATTCAGGATGCGGCGATCACCAACGCCAAGATCGGCAACGCCGAAGTTGACACGCTTTCCATCCGCGGTGACGCGGTGACTGTACCGAGAGGCGCGCACGGGGGCTCCGGCTTGACCGGCGCCACCTTCGTGGTTGCCGCCTCCGCCGTTATGCCTGCCGGGCCCGCCGCCGCGATTATCTTCGGGGTCGTGAATGTGTGGGCGACCTCGGATTCCGGGTGCTCCATCCGAATTTGCCGGGACAGCACTGTGCTGGCCGAAGTCGGTGCGACGCTGGCGGTATCAGCGGGCATCACCACGCCTTCCCTGGCGGTGCCAATCTGTTGCTTTGACTCGTCAGCATCGGCCGGTGGGACCTACTCAATACAGGTTGGGAATGCGGTCCTCATCAACTGGTACTCGGCCGACATTGCCTTGCTTGGAGCCAAGCGGTGAAGATTGCCATCTACAGCAAGGCCACTGGCCGCGTTCGACAATTCACCTATTGCGGCGAAGACGAGGCAGCCCTCAATGCATTTGAGGGGGAGGGCTATGTCGAGGTGGAGGCTATCCCGATGGGGGATTGGGAGGTCGTCGACGGGCAACTACGCCAAATTCCTGACAAACCGTCAGAATTTACCTATGACGTCATGCGCCGAGCCGAGTACCCAAAGGAAGGCGACCAGCTTGATGCCATCTGGAAGACACTGGCCAAGCTCGATCCCTCTCTGCTGGACCCCGAGACGAAATCGACGATGCAGCAAATCAATGCCGTCAAGGCGAAGTATCCAAAGCCAGGCGACTCGAATTAGGGTGCGGGGGCTAGGATCAGGTATCGCCTAAACCAGCCAGCCCATGAAGCACTTCCAGCAAATCCATGCCGGCCTCGATGTCGCTCCGCTCCTGCTCGCGATCAAGCAGCATCCGGAACTGTGGGACCAATTCACGCCGAGGAAGATCGCGCCGGCGACGCCGCATGCGGCCATGTCGGACATCTGGGTGCGGTACAACGACATCAGGAAGTTTGCCGATGGCGACTTGACGCACTTCAACGACCCCCATTACCCGATCTGGTATCCGGCCTACGATGCGTTGCCGCAGCTACGCCCGATCATCTTCGGGCTGATGGCGCGCGTCGAGGCGGTACAGCTCGGTGGCGTGTTGATCACGAAGATCCCGCCCGGCGGCCGCATCGAGCCGCATGTTGACCACGGCTGGCACGTCGAGCACTTCAATACGAAGCTCTACGTGGTGCTGCAATCGAATCCCGCGTGCTTCAACCGTGTCGAGGACGAGACGGTAAGCATGCAGGCCGGCGACGTGTTCTGGTTCGACAACACCGTCGATCACGAGGTATGGAACGACGGCGACGATGACCGTATCACCCTGATCGTTTGCACGAGGCGCGACCGATGATCGAAGGCATGATGCGCGAACTCGCGAAACGCGACCAGACCGACCTGCGCACAGTCCACCACTTCTCGAATGGGGTGTACGCCAAGCAGATGCACCTGCCCAAGGGGCACATGGCCATCTCGCACAAGCATGCCTACAGCCACCTGAGCATCCTCGCCGCGGGATCGGCGGTCGTGGCCACGGACGGGCGCAGCAGGCTGTTCCATGCGCCGGCCTGCATCGAGATCGAGGCGGGCGTCAACCACTCCATTACCGCCATCGAGGATGTGACGTGGTTCTGTATCCATGCGACCAATGAAACCGATCCGGACAAGGTGGACCGGGTGCTGATCCAAGGAGATGAATCGTGCCGTGGGGAGTAGCTGCTGCTGTGGGTGGGGCGCTGGTGACTGGCGCGATGGCGGACGATGGCGGGGCCGGAGCGGCGAATGCTGCCTCGTCGGAAGCGACACGCATGCAGGCGCAAATCGCCAAGGATCAGTGGGATCGGTACAAGACCGTCTATGCGCCACTGGAAGATTCAATGGTCAGCGCGGCCCAGAATTACGACTCCCCGGCTCAATACGAGCGGGCGGCCGGAGAGGCGTCGGGCACCGTCGCGCAGTCGTATGGCAAGGCTCGTGATCGGCTGACCCGCACGCCAGGACTCGACCCCACTTCGGCTGCGTATGCGTCGAGCGTGGCCGGACTGGACCGTGATCAAGCGGCAGCCGATGCCGTCGCCCAGAACGGTGCTCGCAAGCAGGTGCAAGACACCGCATGGGCTCGCAAGTCCGACATGCTGAGCCTCGGGAAGGGGTTGCCGGCCCAGGCGGCGACGGGGCTTGCTGCCGTGTCGCAGCAGAGCGCCAACCAAGCAAACACCGCATACAACCGGAGCATGAATGAAGCGGCCGGCCTGGGCGGCGCGACCCGGGACATCATCGGCGGCCTGTCGTCGGCATGGAACAGCGCCAACTCGCCGGGGTTGGGTGGCGGTACGTTCGGCGGCTCGTCTTCTGGCTATGGCTTTGCCAGCGGCAACTATTCGGCGGGCAGCAATTTGCCGCTGTCCTTCGGGCTCTAAGGGGGTTCCATGTCGAAACTCGGACTTGGCCTTGCGGCCTATGGTGGATACCAGGCACGCGACCGCCAGATCAAGGCGGAGAACTACCAGGACCGCCAGCGCGACTACGGCACCGCCCAGATGGACGCGAATCAAGCAGGGCTAGGCGATGCCGCAGCGGCGCGAACCGCTGCAAACCAACTCAGCACGGCGCAGAGCACGGCGGAGCTGGGTCTTGTGCCGAAGCGTGCAGACTTGGCCAGCGCGCAACTCGGCTTCCAGCAGGAGACGCTGCCGCGCCAGCAAGAGACGGCCCTCAAGCAGGTCGACATGCAGGGCCAGCAGACCGACCAGGACTATGCGACGTTCGGCCAGAAACTGCGTCAGCAGCGCATCGAGGGCGCCATCACCAACCAGGCAGCGCAGACGATGGCGATGCACAAGCTGGTCGACGTGATCGACACCGGCGCGCCGAGCCAGGTGCTGGACTACTTCAACTCCATCGTGAAGGCTGGTGCGCTGGGCGATCTGCCTGGCCCACTGGCGGATGACGTTCGTATGGTCAACGGTCCGGATGGCCAGCAGAAGATCGCCATCCTGTCCGGCGGCAAGCCCATCGTTGCCCTTGGCGCGGCCGACATGGACCGCATCCGCCAGATGGGCACGAAATACGATTACAAGGTGGTCGGCAAGAGCCTCGTCAAGACCGATGCGCGTGGCAATGCAACGCCGGTCTTCACCTCGCCGGAGGCGAACAAAGAAGGGGTCAACCGCGACCCGGCCGAGGTGGCCACCATGAAATACATGGTCGATTCAGGTATTGCGAAGAACCCCACGGACGCATTCAGCAAGATGCGCACGGCGCGCGGCAAGAGCAAGGCTGAATTCATCGCGGACATGATGAAGGGCTCCATGCTGCCCGGCATGGGCGAAGACAGGATCCGCGAGCAGGAAGGCATCTTCGGCGGCATGTACGACCGCCTGAACGGTGGTAGCCGTGGGGCAGCCTCGAATTCCAACCCCGCCAATACACTCGACCCGAAGGTGCAATCACTCTTTGAATAGCGGGTAAAACTCATGGCGCTCCAGGATTTCGGTAGTCTCTCCCTCACGAACTTACCGACTGGAGCGCAAGGCAAAGCGGGGTCCCCGCGCGCGGGCAGCAAGACGACGCCGCTGGATAGCGCCACCATCGACCGCATCATCGCGGAGGAGGGTGCGGACAATATCAAACCGACGGCGCTGGGCATCTACGGCCAGGAGTCGACGGGCGGCACGAACGCCGTGCGCAGTATCGATGGCGCCGAGGGCGGCATGCAGGTCACGCCCGACACCTTCAAGCGTATCGCTAAGCCCGGCGAGCGCATCGACAACCCCGAAGACAACTTCCGCGTCGGCGTCCGCTACCTCAAGCGCATGTCCGATCAGTTCGGCGTCGATCCGGCGCGCCTAGCTGTGGGCTACTTCTCCGGCGAGGGGAACGTCAACCCGAGCGGCGATACCCCTTACAAAGTTGACAAGAAGGACGGCAGCGGCAAGACCGTCTCGTCCTACGTCCGCGATCTGGTGGCGCGCGTGGGTGGCGCGGTGGCTTCGGAGGCGAAGGCGGCCGAGCCAGCGCCGGACATCAGCAAGGCGCCCAAGTACCGTGACTTCATCGCCAAGCCGCAGTGGGCCGGGCTCGACGACTCCCAGAAGACGCAGGCGCGCGACGCCTACTTTGATCGCTATGTGGCGCCGCATCTGGCGCCTGCCGAGCGAGACAGTCAGCGTGAGGCCTTCCTACAGCGCGCTACCCAGATCGAGGGCGCCGGCGCGCCCGCGGCAGCCAAGCCGGGGTTGCTCGACCGCGCTGTCGGCGCGATCAACAGCGGCTTGAATGCGGTGCTGCCGAGCGGCGGGGCAGCGGGTGGCGATCCGGCAGGGACTGGTGCGGCGGAGATTTTGGCCGTAGCCGGCCCGGAGGCAAGCAAGATCGGCGTGGCTGGTGCGAGCCCTGTTCCTGCCTCGCCCGGGGCATCGCTGGCACCTGTCACCCCCGCCTTCCGTGCAGAGGTGGGCCGCGCATTCGATGCCGCTACCCCGGAGCAGCGCCAGCAGATGGTGCAGGCCGAAGGCGTGGTCGGTCAGCTCGCGCGCGAACGCGCCGGGCAGTTCGCGGCGGCGCCGACCGGAGAGACGGCCGGTAAATTCGATACGCGCGCTGAGGCGCGGGCCGCGCGCTTGACCGCTGCCGGCGCCGACCCCAAGGTCGCGGAGAACTTCGCGCGCTATGGCGCAGCCGCCGGGCAGATTCCTGGCACGGAACTGGGGACGGCCGGCCCGAGCAACTTCGACTTCGAGACGCAGGGGCGCTTCAACAAGGACCCCGTATTCTCCAACCCGGTGATTCGCGCCGCCGTGAAAGGGTACGAAGGCTACCGCCAAGGATCGCTCGGGCTGGCGCAGGCCCTATTCGACGCCACCGGCAATCAGGAATTCGCTGACATCGCGCGGCAGGGCGTGACCGATGCGCAGCGGACGACTGCCGCCATTGGCGAGCGGGGAGACGGGCTCCAGCGCAATTTCGAGGGTGCCGTGTCCTCGATCGCGCAGCAGTTGCCGGCTCTGCTGGCCGGTATGGCCACGGGTACCGAAGCCCTGCCGCTCGCCGCGATGTTCACCCAGACGTTCGGCCAGGAGTACGGAAGCGGCCGCGCGCAGGGGCTGGATGGCGGGCAGGCGGCGGCGCGCGCCGGCATCTACGGTGCCTTCGAAGTCATCGGCGAAAAATTCGGGCTCGGCCAGACGATGCAGGCGCTGAAGCTGGCCACCAGGGGCGCACCGACGCAGGACATTGCCACCGTGCTCGCCCGCGGCATGCTGCGCGAGATCCCGGGCGAGCAGTTGACCACGCTCGGCCAGTTCCTGACCGACAAGGTGCCGGGCATCGGCACGAACCTGGAGGCCGGGCTGGCGCAGTACCTGCAGCAGGCCGGCGACACGCTGGCCCAGACCGTGATGCAGGGTGGCTTGATGATGGGGGGTACGACCGGCGTATCTGCCGGCGTGCGCCATCTCCAGGGGGCACCGACGCAGACGAGCCAGGAACTCGATGCTGAGCGCGCACGCGAGCAGGCGGTGAGCAAGGCCGCCACCTTCTTCCAACCGCCGGCGCGGCCGAAACACGCCAGCACCGCTGCGGCCGAGCAGGTGGTGCGAGAGATGGCAGCGGAAGCTGGCATGGATACGACCGATCTTCTGCCGGCGGAAGCATCGACACCCGCTGCTCCGGCCCAGCCCGCTCAGGCTGACGTTGGAGCCGTGCCGGCGTCGGCTGAATCTGTCGCCACCGATACCGCGCCGCCGCAGGCCACTGAGGCAGCAATGCCGACAGCGCCAGCCGCGACGCCACAGGCAGCGGAATCCCCCGACATCGCCGCGATGTCTGACGCCATTCTCGCGGCCGAGGCCGCCCGTGGAGAGCCGAATGGAAGCGCGAGTGCTGTGCCGGCCGAGCCTGTCGATCCACGAGGCGTTGCGCCGGATGCAGGAGTGGGAGTTGATCTTGCCGCGGGACGTGCCGGACCTGTACAAGGCGGTGACGACGGACGAGCCAGTGCCGCTACGGCTGGAGTCGCTGGTGCTGACGTTGTTTCTAGTGCAGACGGAGCCACCGACGGACAGTCGGCACTGAGCGACCGCTATGCGCAAGCCGTGGATGTCGTTCGTAAATCGCGGAGCCCGAGCGTAGCTGTCATTCAGCACAACCTGCATACGGATTACAGCACCGCCGCTGGCATGCTGGCGCAGATGGAGCACGATGGCATCGTCACTGCGCCAAATGAGCGCGGAGTACGATCGGTGATCGAGCAGCATGCTCCAGCTGCCGTTCTGGACGCTGCCGCGCACGAGGCTGCCATGTCGCCGCAGAACGACCTGCCGCAGCCGACTGATGCACAGAAGCAGGCCGGCAACTACAAGATGGGGCACACCACGCTCCACGGACTCGACATCACCATCGAGAACCCGCGTGGCTCGACGCGCAGCGGCACCGATGCCGGCGGGAAAGCATGGTCGGTGGAGATGGCGAACCACTATGGGTACTTGAAGCGCACCGAGGGTGCCGACGGCGACCATGTGGACGTGTTCATCGGACCCAAGCCCGAGAGCGGCAAGGTGTTCGTCGTCGACCAGATCGACCCGCGCACCGGCAAGTTTGATGAGCACAAGGTGCTGCTCGGATTTTCGTCGCTGACAGCGGCGCGCGCAGGGTATCTCGCCAACTACGAGCAGGGCTGGAAGGGCGCCGGCGCCATCACGTCCATGAGCATGGATCAATTCAAATCCTGGCTCAAGGAAGGCGACACCACCAAGCCCCTGAATCCCAAGGTGGGTAAGCCGAAGACGGAGAAACAGGCCAGTGCGGCGCGTGCGCAAGCAAGGAAAGTCGAGACGCCCGCAACATCGGCGGTCGAGCGGCAGAAGCCCAAGACCGAGAGGCAACTGAAGGCTGAGCGAGCATATGCCGCACTTCTGCGGGAAAGCGAGAGGGCGCGTGCCGAAGGGGATACGGAGAAGGTTGGTCTGCTGGCCGAGGATCTCGCAAAGGGGCTCGAGGAGCGGAACGGCGCACGCGCCGAAGCCATGAGCGAGGATCTAAGGCGAAAGGCGGAGGGACAGAGGAATTACGCTAAGGACAAGCCCAAGACCGAGAAGCAGGCGCGCATCGCGCGCGCGGAGGCAGGCCCGGTAGCGAGGGGAGGCAAGCCAGAAGACTCGCCGATTCTCAAGCGAACCGCCCGCCCTGGACGGATGGCCGCGGACAATCTGCGCGCCAAGTTCGCTCCCATCATCAAACAGTGGACGAACGGCCCCAAAGGCGGCGTCGAGATCGTCCAGTCGGTCGATGATCTTCCTGCGCACCTGGCTGCGAACCTTCGCGCCGCCGGCGAGGATGGTCGTGCCCAGGGCTTCTACCTGCCCAAGTCCGATAAGGTCTACCTGATCTCCGACAACCTGCCTAGCCTCGAGCGCGCGCAGGAGGTCGTTTTCCACGAGGTCTATGGCCACAAGGGCATGCGGGCCATCCTGCCAGGCGAGCAGTATGCCGAGATGATGGGGCGCATCCGTCGCGCGAATCCGAAGATTGCCGCGGCCGCCCGCGCGTGGTTTGACGACTACGGCGACAGCACCATCGAGATGAACATGGCTGCCGGCCAGTCCGCCGCGGAGGCGCGCAGCAACGCGGAACTCCTCTCGGTCGAGGAGGCGCTGGCGGATATGGCAGCAACCGTGCCGGTGGCGGGCCCGGTGCGCAAGCTGCTCGCGGCTCTGCAGGCCGGCCTGCGAAAGATCGGCCTGCAAGCCGTTGCCGACTGGCTGGAGGGCAAGGGCGAGGCGGAGACGTTCGCGCTGCTGCGCGGCGCGCGCGCGGCAGTGTTCGGCGTGACCGGCAAGGGGAAGACGCATGTTCTCGCCGACCGCGGAGCGATGGCGCTCTCGCGGAAGGATTCTGCGGCGGCCGATGACTATCGCTTCGCCACCGAGGTGATGACGGAACTTGCGGCCCATGACGAGCTGTTCAAGTGGCCACCGAGTGGCGCCCATACCCTGGATGGAGTCTTGGCGGATATTGACCCTACGATCAAGGTCGTGGGCGATGCAACGCGCGAGGACGAGCGCGATGAATCCGGTGCGGAGCGCCGCACGCTCGTGCGCACCAGCAACGACCAGGATGCCTACGTCTTCGAGCGCGGCCGCGATGTGTGGCTTGATGTGAGCCGGCTGGACCCCGGTAGCGGTGGCGATGCCATCTACCAGGCTGTCGCCAACTACGCTCTGAACGCGCGCAAGCGGTTCATCGGCGACCCTGCGGGCCTGAGCCCGGCCGCCATCGTGCGCCGGACCTATCACATGCTTGGCTCGGCGCTGCGCTTCGGTACCACCGAACATTTCCAGCCGGCGCCAGAGCAGATCAAAGGCTTGCCGGACCAGGGCATTCCTCCGCTAGAATGGAGGGGCAGCGACGCGGACAAGTTGGCCGCACTCGCAAAGAACTTTACCGATACCCTCCACCACCTTAACCCCGAACTGCGCAATGTCCGATACGATTTTGACCGAGCTAAATTCTTTGACGGCAACGTCGAAGTGGCTCGAGGCGATCTCCCGGCGCTTGCCCCCCGAGGAAGTGGTGCGGCGCGCGCGGGGAGCCGAACGGTTGCGGCAAGCGTTGTGCTCGCAAGCCTGGCACGCGCAACGATCAGCCAAAAATCCGGATTACTGGCACGAGCTTTACGACAGTCGGGTCAACTGGTAGCTGGGGATCTAGGCCCTCTCTTCAGCCGCTCGGCCGGCGCGCGCTGGCAAGCGCCTGACCCGACTCGGATGGATCGCCTTATCTACGAACTGCAGGATAGGCAGATCGATCTGAGGCGTGTGCAGACCGCCATTCGCGAGCAGGTTGGGAGCATCCCGGAATCGTTCGATGCCTACCAGAAGGAAGAGTCCTACCACGGGCGTGTCGCGGCACGCACCGCCCAATTTCTCCAGCGCGAACTGCGTCCCCTCATCGAGGACTTGCGTGTGCGCAAGATCAGCATGGAGGAACTGGAGGCCTTCCTGTGGGCTCGCCACGCCCGTGAGCGCAATGCCCAGATCGCCAGCATCAACCCCGACTTCCCGGATGGCGGCTCCGGCCTGACCGACCGGCAGGCGGCCAGCTATTTCGCTGGCGCCGACGTGAAGGACTCCGCCGGCGAGGTCATCATCAAGGGCATGGACAAGGCCAAACTAGCCGATCTAAAGGCGCTGGCCGCGCGCGTCGACGCCATGAATGCCGGCACGCAACAGGTGCTGATTCAATATGGGCTGGAGAACCCGGAGACCATCAATGCATGGTCCGGCACGTACAAGCACTACGTGCCGCTCAAGCGTGAGGACATGGACGGCATCACGCCAATCGGGCAGGGCTTCTCCATCAAGGGATCGGCCAGCAAGCGGGCAATGGGCTCCGGCCGCAGGGTGGCCGACATCCTGGCGAACGTCGCACTGGCGCGAGAGGCGGCGATTACCCGCGGCGAGAAGAACCGCGTCACACTGGCGCTCTACGGCCTGGCCGTGACCAACGTCAATCCGGGATTCTGGACCACGGACAAGCCGCCCACGGTGCAGAAGATTCATCCGACGACCGGCAAGGTCATCAAGATCCCCGACCCGTCCTACCTGAGCCGGGATAACGTCATCGTGCTGCGCGTGCGGGGCGAAGATCGTTCGATTGCCTTCAATGAGAAGGACCCGCGCGCGATGCGCATTGCATCCTCGCTCAAGAACCTGGACGTGCAGCCTTTTGGCGAAATCATGGGCGCAGTTGCCCGGACCACGCGCTACCTGGCGGCCATCAACACGCAGTACAACCCGGTCTTCGGTTTGCTCAATGCGGTGCGCGATGTCCAGGGAGCTGCGCTCAATCTGACCACGACACCCATCTCCGACAAGCGCTCTTTCGTATTGCTCAATGCGCCGGCCGCCATGCGGGCCATCTGGCAGGTGGAGCGGCACGACAACAACGCGAGCCCGTGGGCCAAACTGTACGAGCAGCTTCAACTCGCTGGCGGCACCACAGGGTACCGGGAGATCTTCCGCACGGGCAAGGACAAGGCCGAGTCCCTGCAGAAGGAAATCGATTCCCTGGATCGCGGTGCACCGCGCAAGATGCTCGACTACACGCTGAACTGGCTAGACCACTACAACACGGCAATCGAAAATGCGATCCGGCTTACTGCCTTCAAGGCGGCTCTCGACAAGGGCCTGAGCGAGGAGCGCGCGGGCAGCGTTGCGAAGAACCTGACGGTCAACTTCAATCGGCGCGGGCGCATGGGCCGGGAGCTTGGCTCGCTGTACGCCTTCTTCAACGCGGCAGTGCAGGGCACCGCCCGGATGATGGAAACGCTGGACCCGCGCACACGCCACGGCAAGGCGATCATCGTCGGCGGCGTATTGTTCGGCGTCATCCAGGCTCTGGTCGCCGCGGCCGCGATGGATGAGGACGACTGGGACGCCATTCCGGAATTCACGAAGCAGCGCAATTTCATCATCCCGATGGGCAAGTCCTACGCGATGATCCCGATGCCGCTGGGCTTCAACGTGCTGCCGAACATCGGCCGCATCCTGACGGAGGCTGTCAGGACCGGTGGCGAGAAGTGGCGCAAGCAGTTGCCCGACCTGCTGGGCGTACTGCTGGACAACGCCAACCCACTGGGCTCCGGCACCTTCGCGCAGATCCTAGCGCCGACGGTCGCCGACCCCATTGTCGCCCTGGCCGAGAACAAGGACTTCACCGGGAAGGCGATTTTCAAGGAAGACCAGAACGCCATGCGCCCGAAGCCCGGCTTCCAGCGCGCCAAGGACACGGCCAGCACGGTATCGAAGGGCATCGCCTACGGCGCGAACTGGGCCACGGGTGGAACTGCCTATACCCCCGGGCTGGTGTCTCCTACCCCCGATCAGCTTGACTACATCTTCGGCACCGTCACCGGCGGACTCGGCCGAGAGGTGAACAAGGTCTACCAGACGACCGAGCTGATGGTAAAGGGAAAGGATGTGCCCGAGTACAAGAAGCCGATCATCGGCCGCTTTTATGGCGACTTCGAGGGCGACGCCGATACCGCTGGCCGGTACTGGAATGTGGTGCGCGATGTCAACGAGAAGCGCAACGAGTTTTCTGGCCGCATCAAGGATGGAGGCGACGCCGCCAGCTACCTGACCAAGCATCCAGAGTTGCAGCTGGCGAAGGCTATCGACAAGTCCCAGCAGGCGATCAGCAAACTGCGCAAAACCAAGGATCAGATCGAGCAGGCTCCCGGCATGAAAGAGGCAGACCGGACAGCTGCGATGGATGCAGTCGACAAGCAGACGACCGCGGTCATGGAGTCGATCATCGATCTGGAGAAGAGTATCAAGTCAAAGTAGGTCGGAGGGCGGGCGGTACAATGGTGCGGCTGGGTGTGCGAGTCTATTCCAGACCGGCGAGCAGTCAATAATGGTTACACCATTTCCGCACCAAACTCCCATATCTATCTGATTTTAAATGAAATGAGAGTCCCCTCCCTCGCACCAAATTCAAAAAGCTACACGGCAACAATATCGGTCACAACCCACATTTCATAAGGTTTGCGGCCTGCCGTGTGGTCTCCTCTTTCCCTTGAAATTACGCACAAAACCTCACTTGCCGGCGATGCCGTAGTCAGATGGCGTGAAGACTTGGCCTAATGGTCGGCCCTTATCGCGCAGGAAGCCCCGCACCTTCATGTCCTTGGCGGGGACGATGAACAAGGACCAGACTTCGCTTGAGGTAGCGTGTTCGTGCACATCAGTTTGTATGCTAAGCGGCCAAAGGATGACGCGGTGGAATATATCGCTGGTCAGGAAGTTGAGCCAGTGCATCTTGCGTATTCCGCAGTGCGTGGCGAAAGGGTGAGAAGTCCGGCTGCAGTCTTTGACGCTGCCGGGTCGCCGGCTTCGCCTGCGAGCGCTCCTACGACGCGTTGATCCAGACGAAGCAGAGGTAGTGCTTCCTTGGCTTACGCGCAGCACTAGTCAAGATCAGGCGCTAATAGACTGCTCGCCTGTCAAATTGTGCCTATAAGATCACGTTATTTCTATTTCTAACTTGATACAATACGACCGCTCTGTTTGCTGCCGGAGTCAGATCGCGGGGGCTAACCTGCCCGACACGTCTAACAATTAAAAGAGGTTCCATTGGTATTTAGCTCCCCATTGTTTCTTTTTGTTTTTCTCCCGATCGTACTGGCCTTGTATTACGTATTGGCTCGGAGTTGCCGGAATATTCTCCTGCTTATTGCTAGTTTGATCTTCTATGCATGGGGGGAGCCAGTATATGTCCTTCTAATGATCGGATCCATTTTTTTTAATTGGATCATAGGACTGGAACTAGGAAGGAGAAAAGACGATCGCGTGTCAAGAATTATCTTGGCTGTAGGTGTTTTTGTCAATTTGGTTGTCCTTGCTCACTATAAGTACGCCTACTTTCTACTTTCTTCGGCGAACAATATTCTGGAGCCTGCTTTTGGTATTAGGTTCGCGGGCCAACAAGTTCCGCTTCCTGTTGGGATTTCTTTTTTCACTTTTCACGCAATATCATACATCGTAGATATTTATCGAAAAGAGGCGGCGCCACTAAAGAATCCTCTTGATATGGGTGTTTATATATCCTTGTTTCCCCAGTTGGTCGCAGGGCCGATCATTCGATATCACGATATAGCGAGGCAAATTGCCGAACGAACAAATACCCTCGATCGTTTTTGCTCTGGGGTTGAGCGATTTTCATTCGGCCTCGGGAAGAAAGTCCTGATTGCAAATATTCTTGGGAATGTTGCTGACCAGATTTTCGCGGCACCGGAAAATTCTCTATCTGCACCAATGGCGTGGCTCGGAATTGCGTGCTATACGCTGCAGATTTATTTCGATTTCTCGGGTTACTCGGACATGGCTATTGGCCTTGCTCGCATGTTCGGGTTCGAGTTGACGGAGAATTTCAACTATCCTTACATCGCGCGGTCGATTCGAGAGTTTTGGAGGCGTTGGCACCTATCTTTGTCTACGTGGTTTCGAGACTATCTGTATATTCCTCTGGGAGGTAATCGAGCGTCGCCTGTCCACGTGAAGGTCAATTTGTTTATCGTTTTCCTTCTATGTGGTCTTTGGCACGGTGCAAGTTGGAACTTTGTTCTCTGGGGTGCTTTTCATGGGATGCTGTTAGTGTTTGAGCGTGGACGATTTGGCGCACTGTTGGACAGGCTTCCTGGCATAGTCGGAAGCGCCTATGCCATTCTGATGGTCATGGTTGGTTGGGTTCTGTTTCGTGCGGCAGACTTGCCGCAAGCCATCGCCTATGTTGGCGCCATGCTCGGCTTGGGGTCCGGCAGTGGCTTCTCTCCTCAGGTGCTGGCCGCTGTCGATGCACGAGTGATCTGGACATTGGTGGCAGGTGTAATCCTGGCAACCCCAGTTGCGACAGTGCTTTGTCGAGATTGGGCGACACGAATTTATCCAAGTCATGCGGCGGAGCCATTTCCTCCGTATGTACGCACTATTGGAAATCTTGGAAGAAAGGGCTCTACAATAGCGATCAGCTCCTTTATTTCTATTGGGACTGTGGTTTTATGCATTTCGCAGCTCGCGACCAGCACCTACAATCCGTTCATCTATTTCAGGTTCTAAGTGAAAGTGGATAACATAAAAAATATCAACAGACTTACTGCGCTACTATTTGTGAGCCTGCTGGCAATTCCACTTGCACTGACCTTCAAGCCGGCTGATGGGACATCGGAGAACCGAGTTCTCACTGGATTTCCTTCAATTGAGATATCCAAGAAGTCTCTTACTTCGTTTCCGAAACGATTTGAAGGATACATCAATGATAATTTTGGTCTGCGCAATTTATTTTTAGACCTCAATGCTGAAATTGTAAATTCAGTTTTTGGCGCGACAGGATCGAAAGATGTTATTATAGGGAAGAATGGTTGGTTGTTCTTTGCTGGCGATAAATCTCTTCCAGATATATTGGGTAATGACCCTTTTGGTCTTGGGGACATCGAAAAATGGAAGATCAGCACCCTGGAAAAGGGGCGGTGGCTCGCATCTAGCGGAGTGGAATATCGATTTGTTCTTGCTCCTGATAAACACACCGTCTACCCCGATTACCTGCCTGAGAACATCAAATTTAGTGGTCACCCGCGGGCGGATGTGGTGCGGAATTTGGGCTTGCAGTATTTTGTCGATCTTGCCCCAGATTTGCGTCGCGCAAGATCAGGGTTCGGCGATAGGCTGTACTTTCAGACGGACACACATTGGAAGAGCTTCGGCGCCTATGTTGGCTTCGAGGGAATCGTTCGTTCTTTGGGGACTGATTTCGAGCGCCGGGCTATCAAGTTTCAGGGAACTGATTTTGGTCGGCGTGGTGCCGCACATAAGAGGGACCTCGCCAGCATCGCTCGTATGCCAACTGTCGAAGTCGATGAGACAGTCGTTGCTTCACGGCTACCAAAATGCAGGAGTCTGAGAGCAGGGCAACCTCCGCTTGGTCTTCCTTCTGCTACAACACTGCGCATGCTTACGGTTACGTGTGAAGGAGGTAAGGGGACGGCCCTAGTGTTTCACGATTCGTACATGCAGCAGATCATGCCCTTCATGTCTCCGCTCTTTGAGCGGGTCGTATACATCTGGGATAACCCTGACGATGACGTATTTGTCCGAATGGTGCTGCAGGAAAAGCCAGATGTCGTCATCGAGGAGCGGGTCGAGCGGTTTTTCCGAACTCCGCCGCAGGCACAGTTCGGCGGTGCGCTGGCCAAGCTCAACGACGAGGCTGTACGTGGATACACGGCCGAAGCTGAGCAGCAGCACATTCGACTGCAT